TCTTCTCTTCAATCAACTTATCTCCAACAGGAATCTTACCCTTGATAGCCTGATTATCAGACTCAGACGAGAACAGCTTAATGACTGTGGATGAATAGAACTTGGTTGCCTGTCCACCAGTAGGCTGCTGTGAGGTATACATAGCAGAGATATTGTTTCGTGACTGAGAAATCAGCACAAACAATGTAGGCTTAGGCTTGTTGTTAGCATAGTTAATCATCTTCCACGCATTAGAGAAGTCTCGTGACTCAGCACCAATCTGCTTGGTGTTTTCAAGCTGCTTAAGCTCGTCAGAGTCCTTCTCAAAGTAGATTGCAGGCAACAGTGATGTAATACTGTCTACAACAATAAGGTCTACACCTGCGTTCATAAGGTTAGTGCCTAGGTCTACCATCTCATTGATTGTACGACACTGTGAATAGATAAGCTTTGACGTGTCTACCCCGAGCTTCTCAGCCCAGGACTTGTCAAACGACATCTCGGCATCGATCCAAGCACAGATCTTACCTTCTTTCTGTGCCAGTCCAATCATCTGGAGACACATAGAAGACTTAGCAGAAGACTTGCTTCCCCAAATCAGTACCTGTCGTCCGTATGGTAGGCCTCCACCAAGTGCTTTGTTCAAGCCATAGCTAGGTGTGGGCTGGAGCAGTGTTTCTGGCATCTCGTCTCCAACAAAAAGATTCTTACGCAACTTAGGATTAAGTGCTGCCAGAACATCGTCTACGGTCATGTCAGCCATTAATCCACCAACCCATTAATCTTTTCTGGCTGGAAGCCTGCCCAGCTATCTTCTCCTGCAATAACTACTGGAGCTGCTAGGAATCCCATGCCAACGATCTTGTCGTATGCTGCTTCATCCTGCGTAATGTCAATTGTCTCAAACTCCAAACCATTCTTGGTCAAAAGCTTCTTTGTCTGCTCGCACTGAACGCAAGCTGGCTTTGTGTATACTGTAATCATTAGAATCGTACTCCGTGCTTCTCTGGTCGTGATGTGTTAAAGCGTGTCTTCTTCGTGAAAGCGTAATCAAGGGATACTGTGGTATACCCGAATTCTACTAAACCAGCGTATAGATCAAGTGTACGGATCAAAATGTCTGCCATTTCGTCTGCAATCTCTTCCTCACCCTTGTCTTTGCGGATAGCCTCCATGACCTCTACAGCCTCTGAGACAATCATCATTAATTGCTTAGTTACAAAGATGTCATCGACATCCTCTGGCCAGAAGCCCTTATCTACTGCGGTTGCGTGCAGTTCTGTTGCTAGTGAATCGAACATTTTTTCTCCTTATTCTACGTCGTTCAAAATAATAGTGCCGTCTTTGGTCTTGCCAAATTCAAATTTGTATGCGTTACCCTCTTTAATCTTCATATAAGCTTTGGGGAACTGTGTTGGGAATACCGTCACAGAATGCAGCTCACGAGAAGTATCAGCGAGTACTAGGTATGCCATCTTCTTTCCAGCCTTTGTTACTCGTGGCTTGAATGACACAACATACATTTCATCGTCAGTGTATGGCAACTGCTTGTATCCAAGGAACCTTACGATTCCGTTGTCGGAACCCTTTGCCTCGTCTACAGGGACAAACGATGTCACACGGTTATCGCTAGCCAAGATGATGTATGTACGTCCTGGCTCGATAAGTGTTTGCTCGTCGTCAAAGATACCAACAACACCAGTCTTATCAAGGATCTCAACTCGTGACCAACCCTTGCCTCGCTTGATGTTCTTAACCATTCCCATAAGAATGAATGCACCCTTTTCCTCGTACTCCTCTGCCTCATTAATAAAGGCGTGGAAGTGTGCTGGAACCGAGATGTTAAACTCTGGTAGGTTTAGGTACTCGTAAAGATTCTCTCGAACCTCTTGCTCGTTGCGTGGGTTATCTTCGAATGTAGCGGCACCAATTAGTCGTAGAGACGATAGTGCACGACTGTTGACTCCGTTACCCTTGCCAAACGTAAACTCCTCAAGCTCCTTGTATGACCTGAATGGGCGTGCCTCGATGTACTTCTTGGCAATGTTATCAGAGATAAACTTAATACCAGTCAGACCAAAGCGGATACCCTTGCCCTCAATCTTAAAGTCCATGTCGGACTCGTTGATGTGTGGAAGTCGAATAGGGATATCCATACGCTTTGCTTCAATGAGGTACTCCGTACGAGTATCCTTGTCCTTCTCATTCTTAAGAAGAGCAAACATAAACTCGATGGGGTAGTGGTACTTCAACCATGCTGTCCAGTAAGAAAGAGTTGAGTACGCCACAGCGTGTGACTTGTTAAACGAATAACCAGCGTGTGCCTCAAAGTCATGCCACAAATCCCTGGCACCTTCTTCGCCAATGTATGCCGAAGCACCCTTAACGAATTGGTCTTGGAACTGGTCAAACTCCTTAGCATCCTTCTTCTTACCGATGATCTTACGAACTTTGTCAGCCTCTGCCATAGACATTCCACCAAGCTGTACACAGGCCTGCATGACCTGCTCCTGGTACAAGATACAACCATAGGTGTCTGATGTGAACCCCTTCATTACAAGGTGCTTGTAATCAACATTCTGCTTACCGTGCTTGCGTGCAATGTAGTCTTTACCAATGGTGTTCATAGCACCTGGACGTACTAGTGCGTTAGATGCTGCTAGTTCGTCAAAGTTCTTTACCCCCATTTTTACCAACAGATTGGTGTATGGTGTAGCTTCACACTGGAACACACCCTTGGTGTGACCTGCTGACAGCATCTCGTATACGTTGCGGTCATCCATGTCAATGGTAAGTGGATCGATATCCTGACCGTGACGTTCTTTAATAATATTAAGAGTGTCGTCAAGTACGGACAAAGTCTTGAGACCAAGAGCATCAAGCTTAATCAAACCAATACGCTCTGCCTCACCCATGTCTACAGCAACTACAGGAATGCGTTCCTTGGTTCCTGGTGATGTGCGTGTCTCCATTGGAGCATACTTAAAGATAGGCTCCTTTGCAGTAACAACACCAGCAGCGTGAATACCCGTACCACGGATACGTCCACGGAGCTGCTCTCCATACTGTTCTACCTCTGGATACTTCTCACGGAACCACTCAGTGGTCTTGGAAGAGCAGTACTCGTCCCAAGTGTCAATAGTCTTGAGCACCTTGTTAACGTCAACCAGTGGGATGTGGAGTACACGAGAGATGTCTCGAACCACACCCTTATCCTTAAACTGTAGGAACGTAGCAATAGATGCAACGTGTCGATACTGTCTAACTAGATAATCCTTTACCTCGTCTCGACGAGAATCCTGAATATCAGTATCAATATCTGGGAAGTCATTTCTTTCTGGATTAATAAAACGGAAGAACAAAAGGCCATGAATAATTGGGTCAATGTCAGTGATACCAAGAGCATAACAGAGAAGACTACCAGCAGCCGAACCACGACCAGGACCAACACGAATACCTTCTTTCTTTGCCCACGCAATCATACTACGAACGACAAGGAAGTACGGTCCGAAGTTCTTATCTTTAATAATCTTTAACTCTTCATCTAGACGATCTAGATAGTCCTGCTTGCCCTCAAGTCCACGCTGCTTTAAACCTGCAATAGCAAGTGCGTAAAGCTCTTCGTCTGGCTTTGGGTACTGTACAGGAAGAAGGTCCATGTGGTCCTTGATGTTGTAGTCTTCTACCTTATTAGCAATCTCTAGTGAGTGCTGGTAGATGTCTTCTCGATCAATACCCTGGGCCTCCATGTCACGCTTCATTTCCTCATAAGAGAGAAGGTGAATGTTAAACTTGTTAAATGACATCTGACGGTCTGCACCGTACAGGTAGTCCAAACGCTCCATAAGGTTTGGCATGTCACGAGACTTCTCGAATGTAGCATCCTTCTCAATCTTGTTTGAGTAGGTGTTGAGAATAAGCTTTAGCTCCTGGACTTCCTTTTGACTAGGGTCAGAGTGGTGGCAGTCAGGTGTAACTACAGCCTTGATTCCGTACTCGTCTGCAAACTGCAGTAGGGTGTGGTTAATCTCAGCAGCGTTGTGAGGCATGACCTCGATGTAATAGTCGTCACCAAATACACGGTGGAACCACTCAATCTTTTCCTTGGCCACGGCAAGTTCACCAGTCTCAATAGACTTGGCTACGATACCACTTGGGCAAGCTGAGGTAACAATAAGCCCCTCACTGTACTTTTCCAGCACCTCAAAGTCAATACGTGGCTTCTTAAAGAAACCTTCTGTCCAAGCAATCTCGTTAAGCTTGTTAAGGTTTTCCAACCCCTTCTCGTTCTTAGCGAGAATAACAATGTGGTTGTACACCATGTCTAGAACGTGCTCACGTTCTGATGCATCTCGGTGGTCGAATCGGTCTTGAGCCATGTAGCCTTCGACACCTAGGATAGGCTTGATACCTGCCTCTTTGGCAGTACGATACATTTCACGGTGACCCGAAAGCGAACCGTGATCGGTAATTGCAATAGCTGGCATACCCAGTTCTACTGCTCGGTCCACATATTCCTGTGGTGTTGCGATACCGTCAAACAACGAATAGTGAGTGTGAACGTGAAGTCCAACGTAGCTCATTTAGTTTCTCTCTCTTTGTAGGATAGGAGGGCCAGCAGTGTTCTGCTGACCCCCCAGTTTGTTACCATTCGATATTGGAAGTTGCTGATCCAGATGGGCTATCGAACCCGAGGTAGAATGCCTCCTGCTCAGCATATGGAATCTTCTTAAGAGCTGATTCCAGTGGGTAAGGCTGTACTTCCCACTTGTATGGTTCTGCATCAGGTGCAGACGGAATGAGGGTGTAGCTGGTCTCAGTACCCTGGCCGTTACGCTTAAGCTTCCAGGTCAGGTTAGAGATGCTGCCAGTCTCAAGTGCATACTCACGAATAGTGTTGAATGCAGACTGCTTGCTTACACCCATTGACCAGATAGCCACGTATGGCTCTTCAATGCCGTCGTCAACGAGGACGTTGCAGTAGAAGCGAAGACGTGCACGCCAACCAGCCTTGGGGTCCTTACGGTGCATCTCTTCAGCCCAGTCACGGCCTTCGGTGTCCATGGTGTCTACAGCCTTACGCTTGTAGTCCTTGGGATTAGTGTGCTCCTTGACAACAAGGGCAAGACCACGGTCTTCCGAGTAGTTGGCAGAGTCTTCATCCAGTTCCTCAACGAAACGGATCTTTACTGCCTGTCCGTCAGCTAGCTTGAGCCAGCGAACACGAGGTGAATCTTCATCATACTTTGGCTTATCAAGTAGTGCGTTGATATTCTTTAGCCCTTTAATTACACTCATTTGTTTCTCCTTTGTTATTTTCCCTTAGTGGGTATATTAGTTTAGCATAGCGGCGATAGAGTTGTCAAATCCAACCCGAAGGTTCTTAATAGATTCATCATCCATGTCACCGATATCTTTGTACTGCTTATCTAGTTGCAGTACGGTAACACGAGGTCCAAGCTTTTCTACAAGTCTGTCTCTCATACCACTTCCAGCTTCATCGTTGTCAGCAATAACAATAATATCATTGAAGTACTTTTGAAGCAAGTCTATTTGTGTGCTGTTTACACTAGCACCCAGGGTAGCCACTGCTGGCATACCACACTGATCTAATCTAATTGCATCGAACGAAGACTCTACGACATAAACCTGACGAGAGGTCTTTACTCTGTGAATATTGAATAGTGTTTTACTTTTAGGTAGTTTAGGACTATTCTTGAACTCTTTACCCTCCACAGAACGGCCTACGAAGCCAACACACATTCCATCTGGAGAGTGTACTGGAATAGTAATCATGTCACGCTTGTCAGAGTACCCTAGCTGAAACTTGTGAACAGAGTCTTTTGTAATTGATCTGCCCTGGTAATAACGAATTGCTCGTGGAGACTCCAACGCTGCGTTGTTTAATCGCTTTACCGTGAACTCGTCAAACTCTACAAACTCTGGCTCTTGATTGAGCTGCTTGTCAATATCCTGCTCAATAGTACTATTAGACTCTTTACTCTTAATATACCTAGCAGCCTCAAAATATGTACGACCAGAGGTGTGCATAATTAATTCAATAAGATCACAGGCCTTGTGACAGGAAAAGCAGAAGAAGATTCCGCTGGACTTGTCAACTTCACCAGCTGGGGTTCTGTGGTTGCCATGAAATGGGCAGAAGATTAAGTAGTCCGAAGTAACTTCTGACTCAATGTTTATTCCACTACCTGCGAGGACTCTCTTGATTTGTTCATCTGAGTATACACTATTTGTGTTCCCTCTACTCCGTCGATCCATTGGCTTTGCTTCTTTCCTAAGTATATTCCATATAATGATAGTTCAAATTCAAAATATTGCTTTTCCTGATTATAGTCTAATGTAAAATCTGGCTGTATGTCAAGTCTTGGTACATACCCCGACATTCGCATATTGGTTGTGAGCAACCGAACATACTGATCCTTTAGTCTCCAAAAAGCAGAGTCGTCAAGGATGTGACCATCGAGATGGAACCTTTTTATTGACTTGTGGTGGATGTTGTTCATAGTACCTATTATAACTAGTTATTGTCTTCATAGTCCTTGTACTTGTAGTAACCTTTATCAAAGTCAGCCTGAACTAAAAACTCTCCCATGAACCCGTTTCTGTTCTTTCTAAAGACACATTCAATGATATCACTATTTGTGCCTCTACCGAGTGCCATTACCCAGTCAGCATCGTATGCAATCTGGCGTGACCAGGATGTTTGCCCCAGTGTTGGAACGGTGTCTAGCTTGTTAACGTCATCTGGCGTAGCAGAAGAAATTGCAATGATCGGAATTTCATCTGAGATAGCAAGAAGCTTTAACTCACGAGACAAGTTCTTCATACGAACAACTTCGCTGTCAGACTTTTGGTTTGGTGACATCAGCTGCAGGTAGTCTACGATAACTAGATCTGGCTTGTACTGATCAATCTTTCCACGAATAACTGAGGGGGTAACTTCTCCACCACTATCATTAGAGATAATGTGGAACTCTGGCTTTCCCTCAACGTGCTTCTTGTGCCACGAACGAAGAGTGTCTATCTCTACGTTTCCTGCACTGAGGTTGCGGTGTGACCAAAGCCCTTCACCCATGATTGTGAATACACGGTTACGAACCTCTGTCTCCGACATCTCAAGGCTGATAATGAGTGGTGACTTGCCCTGTTTCCATGCCTGTACCGCAAAGTAAAGCGATAGCCATGACTTACCAATACCTGGGTAGGCTAGGAATACACCGAGCTGACCTGGCATGATACCAGCAGGAAGATAGTTGTCAAATCCTGGAAGGCCAGTCTTGATACCAATCGATCCTAGAGCATTTTGCTTTTGCACGTTCTCATAGTAAGCTACTGCAGATTCAATGTCCGTCACATCCACATCACGGATGATTGCAGTATCTTTCTTAAGCTCAGAAGTCTTTGAGATAAGACCCTCTAGTGCCTCCACTCCCTTGCCACCCTGAACATCAGATGCGGCGTTGCGTAGAATATCTTTTAGACTATCGTTCAGGAACTCTGCCTGCAGCTCTTCAAGGTGGTGCTTTGTTGCACCTACCCCAGCTACTGGCTCGAAGTCACGGAACTTGTCAACAACCAAACCAGAAGGTGGCACGGTTCCATTGTTCTCAAAATAGTTACGAACAAAAGTCCAAATATCATTGTGGGTAGTTAAAATCTTATCCACATTGGCTTGTAGCAATACGTGAATCTGCTTGTCGGCAAGTACCGCTGAAATTAATTTTGATTCTGTATTAGCCATTTAGCCACTCCTTTGCCAATTTTCTACGTTCCTTTCGCTCCTGCAAGTCTCTCTCATACTGTGCACGAGCATCGATAATCTTATCTGCATAATTAGCGAAATACTTCCATGTAGGATTTTCGCTAGCCTCAAAATAGTAAGACAATAGGTCATAACAACCCTGAAGAGTGTATGACTCTATCAGGGCATCTGCTGCCCACTGCTCAACATTAATGTTATAGGATGGCCTCTCTTCGTAGTGAAAAGTATGTAACTTACTGTATCTACTGAGCAAAGCCATCCTGTCTTTGCGTTCAGCCATTACTCGTCTACTTCAGCTTTAGCTTCATTGATCTTGGTAATTAGTTTACCCTCGACGAAACCATAGACACGAGTAAACGCATCCTCAATGCTTTCGCCATCACGACGTGAGTCAATTACACCCAGGTCAATTCGAAGCGACTGGAAGTTACCTAGGTTAAGTGTATAACCAAGTGTAACGTTCACCTTAGTCTGTTCGTTTTCCATTTTGCTTCTCTCTCTCATTAGATAGATTCTGACCAAATAGGGACAAACCGTCCGTCTTCAGTCCTCGTATATGTAAGAATACCATCTCCCATACGTCTTGTCAACTCCTGCTTAGTGGGAGTTGAATTATTATTGATGAGACCGTCTCTCCTTGGTCTACCAATGTTGTGTGTAGCAAGTATATCACGAATCTGGTGAACTTGCGATTCTGAGTAGTAAGATCTAATCTGCCAGCCACGCTCTTTGTCTACCGCTGCCCCAGTCGGTAGCGGAATCTTTCCATCTTTCATAAGTCGTGGCATATGCTTTCTATGTCTATTTACCAAAACAGAAGTTTCCATAACTGTGTATGCTCGTTCTCTTGTTTTTTTAAAGTCTCCTAGAAGGCAGCTTTCGATTCTATCTTTATTAATATTGTAAACAGATACAATGCCGTTAGATCTATTCAGGTGGTACAATCTAACTAGATCACCGTTTAAGAACCAAACCTTTTTGCTACCAGTAATTACTGGTGCAGAGTTATAGGCTTCCCTATCAAATGAGGCCACGTGGTCTCCTAGGAGTTCTTGATTCCCACAGCAATCATCTGTAGCTCTACGTTAAGAACACCAGTTGAAGTTGTGTTAATTACACCCTTAACGCCAGTAGTTGTGATAGAAGTAATTACTAGAACGTCAACCTGACTGTCATTACTTGTTGCATTTCTCTTTGGAGTTACTGTAACTACTGGGGGGTAGTCAAACATCATATCAAACAGGATCTCAAACTCTCGGTCCACAGAGGCTGCAGAAGATGTTGTAAGGTTTAGGTTGTGCTTTTTTGCAACGATAATAGTTTGCCCAACTGGTACTTGCTTTCTTGGTGTACCTGGAGCAATATCGACAATGTTACCAGCATTGGTAACGGAAAGCTGTGTAGAGACCTTGTTAATGGCCTCTGTGATCTGATACATGTAGTCATAATCAATTGGTTGACCACGTTGTGGTAGAGGTAGAATAGCCATAGACTAATTATATCACAGCAAATTGCCGTCTATAACTAGTTGCTCTGGAGATCCACCATCAATAGAGTCTGTCTGATTAATAAAGATGGTGTCTGTTTCAAAAAGTTTTGCTGCGGTTCCTGGGAATTTGCTTTGAGTTGGAACCTGCACCCACATTCTAAAGTATCTGGTGTTGATTGACACAAAGCCCCCACTATCTGTTACCGTTTCGTTTGTGTCGTTCAGAACCGTAAACTTTTTAGCAGGAGCATTCACGGTGCTTACCTGAAATACCCCATTATATCCGTGTGGAGACAATCCAGTAATGGTTACATTGTCTCCTGGCTGAAGGTTGTGTGACTGTGTTGTTTCGTAGGTGGCAGTAGTGCTGTCATATGTTACTCCAGTTATCACAGACTCTTTGGTTTGAGCTGGAATCTTTACTGAGACACTGTTTCCTTGCACCGCAGTTGCATACTTCCAATCAATATTGCCCCACTGAGTAAGGGTTGGCTCAGCACCCTGAGTTGACCACTTTACGTATACGTCAAAATTTTCCAAATTAATTGTTGTTGGTAAATCCCACGTAAGTTTTACGTTGCTTGTATCTGTAACAATCTTTAGGTTTGGACTATATGATTCTCCAACAATTGAAGAAATTGGAACCACTGGTAATTTAAACTTTGGACTCCAAGTAGAAAAGATGTCCTTGCTTTCTGTAATAACCCTATATCTTACGTAGTAAAAACCGTCGGATGTAGAGTACGGCATCTTGTTGGCAGGAATTGTAACACTTTGAATGTTGTCAGGAATTGCCATTAGATCACATCCAGAGAATACCTAAACTCAATAAAGTTAGAAGTGTTTGGCAACTTAATAATTGGTTTTGGATAGGTGCCAGTCGTTCCCTGAGTAGAGTTTTCAATAATAGTGTACCCAGTCAATCCATATAATGGATTAAATGATGAAACGTTTTCCAATCTAAGTCCGTCAAGAGCTACATAATACTCGTCCATTGGATCACCATTTGTGTCTAGTACAGAAGCATAGGCCAGGACAACAGATGTTTCTCTCCAGGTAAAGCTTCCGTAACGATTTAGGTCTTGAAGTTGTTGTGTAGCTACAAAATATCTATTGGTTGCAAAATCGTAATCAGTTGAAGACAAGTCTATATCCATCTGTGCAAACGCTGTAATTGCTGGATCTGTCTGGTGACTATTTGCAAATCTGAGCATTACCCGAACGGATCCAATAGCGTCAAAAGATTCCCCATCTGATGTTGAGCTTACACTCACTACAGAAAAGGCAGCGTGCAATTCGTCAGTTGGGGAGTTTTCATCTAGCGTAAGATTAATATTGCTTGCTGCGTGAATATGAGCACCAGAAGCTGCAGAAAATCTTGGAAGCTCTACTGTTCCAACGCCATCTGATACTGATGCGTTTGTGGTATTTGCAACCGTAAAAGTTTTAGAGGCAGCATTTACTCCAGTTACCGTAAAGGTTCCGTTATACCCAGAAGGAGAAAGACCAGATGTTGTAACTACATCCCCAACAAACAATCCGTGAGTCTTAGCGGTAGTATATGTTGCTGTTGTTGAAGTATAGGAAACTGAATCTATGGCTATTGTTTTTACTAGATCTGAAGAGTTTCCCCTTAGAAAAATGCTTGGCCCCAGGTTTCTGCTACGCTCTTGTCTTGCAACTCTTAACTCTGCATCAAATGTGCTGTTTGACGCATCTGCAACAAAGCAGTTTGCTGCAAGCTGAGCCAGAGTGCCTTCTGTTCCATTGATCTCAGAACCCAGGCCAGTACCTGTGTAGATAGAGCCTGCTGTTTGAAGGTCTAGCTTATTAACTACCGTTGGAATTTCTAGCGATGCTGATTCATTGTGGTATTCCCAACCTTCGCCCTTAACAAAAAGAAAAAGGTTCTTGCTATCTGAAAGCTGTGCTGATGGGTTGGATGCTGCAGAATAGATTCCTAGCTCTGTGATTTCGTACCTATCGGAGGATGGGATGCTAGCCGTAAGAACAACCTTAGAGACTCCATCTTCCTGTACATATCCACGTGATGTAATAGGAACTCTAAACATTTCAAAGTCAAGAGACTGTTTGTTTGAATAATTTCTGCTAACCTTTCCATTTGGAGAAACAGAGATTGGGCTAGAAAAAGTTCCAACGTTTGCTGCTGTTTTAGAGTAGGACACAGTTGTGCTAGTTTTTGCAGAAATTTGGTAAATGCCATTAAAAGTTGTGTCTACATCGGAAACTGTTATGTAATCTCCTATCTGCATGTTGTGAGGAGAAACAGTAAGTCGTGCAATATTGCTCTCGATTGCCTTAGCTGTAACGGTAAAGCTCATTTGCTCTACTGGTTTTGGTCCACAACCTGCAGCAATATATGATGCATAAGATGGTGCCTGACCAAGCAGGTATTTAATAACGATAGATTTTCCAGTGTTAGTAATCATGTCTCTATAATTGTATCATTTAATATCTCTTCAAATGAGATAAACTCGATCTCAACCCTTTCTAGAGGCTTTAAGCTTAGTGTATTAACAACCAAACCATTGTATGTTGGACTTGCAGGATTAGTGTCGATGTACACAATTTCACCGTTTGGTCCTGTACCCTCGGAAGGTGTGTACCTATTAAGTGGAATAGAAAACTGCTTAAAGTAATCTGCGTCAGTGTTCTGCAAGGCAATGATCTTCACGGGACGATACTCCATGTTCATGTTTGCCAGACCAGTAATTGGCAGGTATGTCTGATCAATACCGTCAATTGAATCTGTTCTGGTAATTTCCAGCAGTTCTGAGCTACCAATGTCACTGAACGTTCTCTCGAACATGGTCTCTCCATCTACGGTCTCTTCACCACTAATAAACAGTTCTGCCGTAGCAATCTTAATGCTTTGGTTTCCAGGACTTACTGGAGGTGGTGGTGGCGGTGGAGGTGGTGGCGGTGGAGCAGGAGCAATAGGAGCTGCTGCAGGAGTGGGTTTTGGAGCTGGGGGAGACACGGTTGTAACTGGTGCTCGTTGAGAAGTTGTTAGTGCCTCCTGTCTTGCGTGAGCTGCCCGATCTTCTGCTAACTGAGCTTTTCTAGCTCTTTCCATTGCTGCGGCTTGCTCAGCAATTCTTGCTCTTTCTTGAAGTGCACGTTCGTTGGCTCTTGCCTGTGCGGCACGCTCTGCTGCTGCTGCTGCAGCTGCGGCTGCTGCCGCCCTGTTTCTTTCTTGAAGTGCACGTTCGTTGGCTGCTGCCTGGGCTTGAGCGGCTTTCTTTTTCGCCGCATCGTTTTCTGCTTGTCTAATTGATTTAACCAAGACTAGACCACCTCACTCAAGTAAACATTCATTTCTGGACCGCTTGTCTCTCTTGCATAGTCAATGTGGTAAACAACAAATCTATCGCTAGGATTTGCCACGGCGTAGTTTCCACTTTCGTCCACATAATCAATTGTAACAATATCTCCAAGCTGAAGCATTGGGTTTGAGAATGCCTTGATGCCAATTAGCTTTCTTGGCTGCATCATCTTGCTGGTCATCCACCCCATCATTTCATCAGCTGCGTCTTGGCTCTGGATGTATGCTGCATTAAGATTAAACTCTTTTTTGCCATAAACCAAGCGACTGTTTCTAATACTTGCATAGTCTGCTTTACTCTTTATTGCTTGCAGACCACCGCTAGAGTTAATCTCTTGCTCAGCCAGGTTAGCTGTCTTAGCAAAGTAGTCGTCTACAGTCAGGACATTCTCGGACTGACTTGTAAAGGCAACTCCACCAATTCTAAGATAAGCAGATCCCGATTCAAGGTTAAGATCAAGAACGCTATCGGTGGTGTTGAAGATAAGGAACTTGGCACCGTAAGGACTTGCAATAAATCCAGAAACAACGTAGTTTTGGTAAGAGCTAAATGTTGGCAATAGTTTTGCGTAAAGTGCAGGGTATGCTTTTTCATACTTAACGTCCATGTAGGCTACCTCACGCATAATTGTTCCAAATTCTTCGTAGTAAAGATTGTACTTTACATCACCAGCCATGGTTATACCCGATAGGTACGTGTCTCTAACCATACCCGAAATTGAATACTTAAACAGAGAGTCGTTGGCACGCTCCTTATCGTATCCAAATACAGACTCTACTGGAGAGTCTAGTGCCTGAACACTATCAGAAGTTTGTTTTAGGGATAGTGCATAAACATTTTCAAACATAAGCTTTGACTTGCCTCTTACGAATACTGACATAGCACTTGTTCGTTCTGGGAGTGGGCTTGTATCTGTAATATTTGCGATTACCTTGTTGTTCAAGAATAGGTAGAACTGAAGAGATCCGTCTGGCTTTTGAACATATTCAACACCAATGTCGTATACGGTTGGAACGTCTTCGTCACTTCTCTTAAATTGACCAGCAAATTGACCATCATCAACATTGATTGAGCTTTGACCTGCCCAGAGTGTGATTGGGAATGCTTCAACTCCAGATGGGAAGTTGTCTGTTGGGTCCTTTACTCCACGCTCAATCTTGTAGAAAAACATGTTGTAAACCTTGCTGCTTGCATTGTTGTATGCTGTCAGACTGTTTTCTGTTAATGCTACTATTTCAAAGTAGTATCCAAGGTTAGTAAGCTTGTCGTGCATAATTGCAATACCGCCAGAAGATCCAGTAACTGCAAGCTTGTCTGATGAATCTTTTGTTGTGGTTGTCTGGTAGGTCATGGCACCAACTGGTTGCTGACTTCCGTTAGTCGATGTAGTTGGCTTGCCGATAATTCTGAGTCTGCTACCAAAGTGGTTGTATCTGTTATCTAGTGGCTTGTGAACATAAGATAAGTAATTGATTGCACTCTCAGATGCCTCAAAGCTTGGTCCGTTAAGAATAAGAGCTGACGACTGAATTGTACCGTCAATAATTCTGTTTCCGCCAAGATCATTCTCAGATATATCTTTTCTCGACATATTATTTTTAATAATGCCCGTGGTAACTGGGTGGTATTTGGAATCCACAATGCCAGATGCACCAGTCTTAGAGGTTACTGGAATTGATGTGGAAAGGTTAAACAGGTATGAAGACTCCATCTTGCAAGCACCCTTATTGCTTGCAGATGTCCAGTAGGAAGATAGTCCTGCCTCGTGTGTTCTTGGCTCAGTGCCAAACTGTCCACGTCCATGCTTTGCTACAGCACCAGCCTTGATCTCACCATTCTCATACTTGGGTTCTGAATAGATCCTTACTCTACCAGTTGGGAAGATACTTCCACCGAAAGACATCTTGCCAAAATAGTTTTTGTACTCTGTTGGACTTGTAACCCATACTAGTCCGATACCAGAAACTGAGTACTCTATTGCATCATATCTGATAATTTCACCGTTAGCGTAGAAGTAGCCCTTGTGTCTTCCCATCCAAACAACAGACTCTCCGAAGTCAAGGATATTGTTCTTAATGCAAATTGCAGTGGAGGTTACTCCAGATCTTACTACCCCAGAAATATCTGCTGACATAGATTCCTTGTATCTGCTATCCACAACAAATGATGTCGAGGTTGATCTCTTAACCCTAAATCCTTCAACATTAAATATATTGTTTGTAAAGTTTGTTACCGTTACAATGTCTCCTGGAACAAATGAATTGTTGCAGGTGTATGAGATCTCTCTAGTAGTTTGAGAAAGCGTTGCTGCAGTAATTATTCCAAGAACTGTGGTTGGCAATGTGCTGGTCAGCTGACTTGATAATGGGATCGACGATAGTGTGTAGCCAGAGGAGTTTCCGCCATCATCGTTAATTGGCTTTGTCTTTTCTTCTGGAGCAACTTCCCAAAGAAGAGCTGCCTGGTACTTCCAAGTCTTATCTGCGTCAGAAAGGTTTGCCTGCTTTAGAGAAGAATAGTTCTTTAGAACACTTCTTGTAGAGTAAGTGATCTTGCCATCGTTGTATATCTCTTCATCTTTAGCGGATATCTCTACAATGTTTGCTAGCTCATTTGAGTTTCTCTGATTCTTTATGATGCCGTCCGAAGATTTTTGAGAATCTTTTGATCCGTAAAAGACGTAGTCTACTGAACGATCTGCAGGCTCTGGCATCAAATATTCTTTTGACATTAGAGTTAGATTGTTATACTCATCAAAGAAGATAGCTGTCTGAGTCGACAAAGCTAGTGACTCTAGCACCTCTGCTATAGTAACGTTTGGTCTGACAAAGAAATGCGGAATAATTGGGTCACTCTTTTTATCAATTCGTTTAAACTGATAGTTAGTAAAACCAATAGAGTCCATCAGACTAGCGATAATAAAACTAAGAGATGATGCAGAAAATAACAGTTCTGGTGCTGTCATAGACTCAAAGTAGAAGAATCCGTCTCTCAGGGTGATGGATACCTCTCTTGTTCTAGTGGATGCTTCTGGAAAACCATCGGCATACATAGTCTTAATTGGAATGTGGTACCCAATTCCGTCATCATCATAAAGGATGTCAAAGATCTTTACTTGAAGGTTCTTTGTTGCAACGCTGTACTGAATTACACCAGAATCGTTTTTAATGTTCAGAATGCTTTCGTCGTTGTATTCTCCAAATGCGTTGTCATAATCAAAGATGTCTAAGCTACCGCTTGAAACCACAAGTCCACTTACAAGAAGTCCGCTGCTTCCAATATCAGAGCTTCCCTTAGAGATATCTACGCCAGATGTCTTGTCTGTAAGATCTACAGCAATTCTAGGGGATAGCTCAATAAGGTCGAAAGTTGATTGTGGAGTATTCATTGATGTAACCACTACACGTAATCCCTTAATATACTGAAGCTCTCGGTATACCGTCGCACTTTCGCTAACAAAAGAGTCTGGAGATACTAGATCTGTAATGTAGTTAGTTAGTCTTGTGGGAGCATCGCTCTCTGGTTGCCAGCCATATACTGGAGTAAATGTTTCCCAGTCTCCGCTAACCATGATGTGGAATGTGCCGATACCTGTGCCAGACTGAATAAGGTAAGCGTAACCTTCTGGTGCTGCAGATGGAAGCATTGCTTCAGATGCAAACCTTCCTGCGTAGATAAATGACGAAACATACTGTGATGGAACAATTAGTCCGTAGGCGAGTTGCAGATAGCCGTCAGCAGCCACAGATGCCTCTGTAAGCGACAAGGAAGAGCCATTGCCCTGGAGGTCAACCCAAGAGTTTGAGCCGTTTAGATACTGAATTTTCCAGGTTTTGGGTACAGTCTTATTTGCGTCTCCAAAGAATGGATCTGAGTAAGATGTTGCCCCATCTTTAAATGTTCCGTAGTTTACCTGTCCAACATTTGTTTGCATTTTGACAACAAGTCTGTTAGCTGGTATTTGATTTTCATAAACCACAAACGGTGCGGCGTCATCAATATAGTTTGCTGCAACAGAGCTGACCACACCTGGAAAAGAAATTCCACGTTCTGAAGAAAATCTTGTAATGTAGGCAACGGTGTCGGCGGTTTCGTTGTTTGTAACAGTGATGGCTAAACCACCAGAACCTACGATGTCTCCGCTAAGTTCACTGTACGTTTCAGCTGATTCAGACACAGTAAACGTTGTGGATGTTGGAACCGAAAGAATTGTGTATGTTTTTGGCAAAAACTTAAAGTCCTGTAGGGTTCCGTCTTTAATCATTACTTTGTCACCAACAACAAAAGAGTGTGTGGCAGATGTTGTAAAGGTTGCAATTACTGATGGAGTGTTGACTACCTTAATTTTTGAGATGAAAAATTTTTCCTGAGTCTCTCCAGCCTCTTTGCGATACGATGTCCAATACTTAAACTTGTCTTCTGGTGACGACGCATAGTATCGTGGTCTTCTAAACATATCTCTACCAGAGTTATTAATCTTTTTACCTGGCAAATAAAGGATTTTGTTAATACCAGATCTTGGTCTAAACCTAAAGAAACAATCTTCTAGCGAATACAGAATTGTCTTTTTTGCATCCTGAGACAGAAAGATTTGGGGAATGTGGTTTTCGTTATATCCCCCATCTACTACAATGTCAGAGTCTGTTGCACCAGTGTATGCGTTGAGAGAATCTAGAGCATCATAGGTTGAAGCAATTACACCAAAGTTTGCTTGTGTTGGACTTGACACCGTTGGGCGGTATCTATAGTTACCAACCTTTTTAATGTTTTCGAAGGAGTTCAGGTTCCACTCAGCAATTACCTGTGACTGAGTGTGTAGAGTAGACGAGTCTTTAATCTTCTCGGCAATAGTAGTATTCTGAAACATTATGCCTCTTCCAGAGTGACACTAACATTCCATAGATCGTGATTAGATCCTCCACGCTTAACAACGGTATAGTCAAAGCTTGTAATGTACATCTCAATAATTTGATTGTATTGACCCAAGTGTGTGTAGGCATCGTTGTCTGTACCAAAGTTTTGATACTTGTCGTATGCCAAGAATACCCAGATTGGTTCAGTGTTGTTTTCATACCAGGCAAGCATTTCTTCTCCACCTGCACCACCATCTGCTGTGTTAGCGACTACACCAGTAAGGGTTTCTCCGTCTGTGCTAAAACCAGGTCTAATGTTAAAGGCTCTTGATGGAAGCATGTTCCAGCTAACATCGATTGTAACCTTGTCTGCAACATGGTATGAACGCATTCTTCCGTTAACCATTCTTTGTCTGGTTTCAATACGTGTAATTCCAAAGTCTATTGGTCCTCTATTGTGATCAGATAGAATGAGGAATTCTTCAGTACCGCTTCTTGAGCCGTACTCTGAGTTGCTAGGAAGATAAACTCCGTCTACAAGTGTGCCTGGGTTCTTAGACCAAAGCATACCTTGGGGACGACTATACTGAACTCTGTTCTGCATGTAGGTTTGACTAGCCACTTATGTAGTTCCTCCTTACCTTACTAGCTTCCAGGTTTCTAATCTGTTTCATGACTGCTGCTGCAATCTGGTTGGGGTTTGTACCCGAGCCTGAATTAACATTAACACTATAATTATACACTGAATTGCTCTGGTTAGAAGCTGTTGGCGACGCAGCTCTTGCCGGTGCCTGAGTAACCATATCTCTTGGAGCAGGAGTTCTTGATGCTGGCATAGAACCGAAGGCTGGTGCAGCTGGGCTGGACGCAAATCGTGCTCTTTCTCTTGCAGCTGAAACCATTGCAGCCATCTTGTTTGCTCTTGCTCTTGCTTGAGAAGCAGCCAAACCACCCTTTGCAAAAGCACCGATGTTCATTCCGTTGATTGCATTAAGATTGTCAATTCCAAAAGCTCTTACCGCTGCTGCTCTAATTACGTACTCTCCGTTGGAAAGCATTGCAGGAATACTATCAGATGTACCAGTACCAGGGCCAGAGATGTATCCACCGTTAGCTCTTGCTTGTCCAGCTGCTACCCTTGCATTTTCTGCATTCTCAATTCTTTGAATCTGAGCCTCGTACCAGCCACGTGTGTAGCCACCGTAAGATGCCTTGGCAAGCTCTGCCTCTCTTGCCTTTTCAAGAGCTTCCTTCTGCTGTTCTCTAGCTCTCTTAGCTTCGTTTGCACGCATTGTTTGCATTGCACGTGCAGCTGCTGAGATGTCTCCTCGTGTGAGTGCATCGGCAAGATCTAATTGGTCTCTCTGTTGCTCAGCAATAGCCTGCTCTGCCTTCTCAATCTCTGCAAGTGCTTCAAGTCTGGCATTGTACTTTTTATTGATTTCATCTTCTTGGTCGGAGATCAATGCGAGAGCTGCGTTATATCTTTCTGCTTCTGTTGGCAAATCTGGCTGAGATCCTCCTCCGCCTCCAGAGAAAGCAGATGATGCTGGTGGTGGGGGTGGGGTATTGTTTAGTCCCTGGAATGCTGTAACCGCATTTTGTCCAGCCCACTTAGCATACTCTGCTCTCATGGTAGCAAGAGTAACCTTACCCATAGTTCTTTCCGCTTGTCGAATTGACGTGACGCCACCGTTTCCAGTTAGTCCCTTTTGCTTAGCGTACCAAGCAGTCACATCTTTATCTGTAACCGTTTCGTACATGGTTACATATTTATTCAGGAATGTCTTTGTAGACATTGGATCAAGTCCTGCAAAGTACTCTTCCATTCCAGCAAGCTGACTAAATCCAGGAAGGTCTAAGTCTGTAATTGCTTGGAATGTAATTGGGCCTGCACCATCAACAAGTTGGTCAATTGCAGCATAGGAAGATCCAAGCCTATCAAGTGTTGCTGCTGCATTTGGGTCTGTGGTAGATTTAACAATTAGATCAAGACCGTCCTGGCCTGCCAGCGTTTGTAGTCTGTCGTATGTATTGATAAGCTTGTTTGCTTCTTCTGGGTTCTCTGTATCAATAGAGGCAATAACCTTCTTTGCTGTTGCTTCGTCTCCGAGCTGTGGAAGAAGCTTTGCCATTACACCTGCTGCAGGACCACCAAGCTCTGTTGAAATTGTTGCAAGCTTTTTGTATGACCCAGCGTTCTTTTCGGGATCCATAAACTTTGTCAACTCTACAAATTGTTCTGGAGAAATATTACCTGCCTGGATGTCGGTAGTCAAAATCATTCTTGTTTCATTATCGAAATCATTCTTAGTAACGGAGCCACCACGTGATGTAACAGTTTTCTTTGACTCAAGTGCTTTCATTGCATCCTTAGATGCTGCCTCACTATCGGTTCCTGCATATGTCTCTTCTACAGACTTTGCGGCTGAGGCGATAATAGCATTCTGGTTTGCCATTGGTGCCTTTTTAAATTCTTTTAGCCAAGCCGCTGATGCCTTGCGTGTTTCATCTTCTAGCTTCTTGCGGTCTTCTGCATAAGTCTTATTTTCTTTTTCGATACCCAGGAGGTCTCCAGCAGCCTTAAGATTGTCAAGTCTCGCTTCATGCTGTAGCTGTAGATCATCAATAAGTAGCTGGCCTTGCTCACGCATTGCCCCTAGTTCCATACCTGCTCGCTGCTCAGCGGCAACCATGTCGTTCCAATCTTCACTGCCCCATGCTGCCATTCCAGTATCTGCGATGTCTGCAAGAGTTCCCATGGCTGACTTTGATGTTTGAGCAATTAAATTAGTTTTAACATCCATTGGGCTATTCTTTAGGTCTTGACCATTAGGACCAATGATGCTTTCCAGTTGTCCAACAAGTCCAATTGTAATGCTTTCGTTTCCTAATTGTTCTCCCAATACCGCTGCAATTTGCGTTGCCTCGTCAGCAGTAAGAATGTTTGATGCTACCGCAGTTCCAAGTTGTAGTCCAAATTGCTTTGATGCTTCGCTTGTACCTAGATCCTTAATAGCTGCCTGCATACCACTCTTCATGGCCTTGCCTGCTTCAGACTCTAGGTAAGCTGTTCCGAACTCGTTAGATCCACCCTCTGTTGGAGCAATAGCGGACTGTCTGCGTTGCTGTAGCTGCTCGGTTGCAGAAACACGACCAGTAGCTTCTGCAAACTTTTGCATAGCTGTGTTGCCTACACTAACTGCTCCAGCAGCTTCTCTTGCCGATTCACGAGTTTTTTGTAGCTGATCGTGCATTGCATACAGGCCAATACCGAGAGCTGCTACACCAGCAACCACTAGGCCAATAGGACCAGTCATAGCTGCGAGCACGCCAGGGAACATCTGAAGAACCTGAACAATTCCAGATACAGCAAACAATGGTCCTGCAATAGATCCAGCCACATCTCCAAGTGGTCCACCCATCATAGAGGCACCTTGCAGTGCACCAGAAGCAACCATGCCTCCGATACCAGCCTTACCTACGAATCCAGCTGCTCGGCTACCTCTTGCAGACTTACTGGGTTGAGCAGCAGTCTGTGGCCCAGCAGCCTTAGCTGCGGCTCTGGCGTCTCTACGAGCCTTATTCTTCTCTCTACGCTTTCCTTCTTCGGTACTAATAAATCTATTAGTAATTGGGTCACGGTATCTACCGTTTTCCATTACCTCAAATGCTTGGCGTGGGTCACGTTTTGCTGCTGTTGCTGCCTTCGCCTTTTCAGACTCACTCTTAGCAACAACCTCTTCAGCCTTCTGACGCTTCTTTGCTGTCTTTGTAGTCTTCTTCTCTACCTTTGCCTGTTCGCCCTTTTCCGCTGCAATTCTAGCATTAGCATTTGTGACCGCTGCTTCCTGCTGTTGTCTAGCCTTTTCATTTGCTGCTTGGTCAGCCTTTGGAGACATTCTTCCAGCTTCAAGCTCTGCAATGTATGATCCTGGACCAGTATCGGCAAGTCTAAACCTTGCGTGCTCAGAGGCTGCCTTCATTCTAACTCTTCTGCCTCTTGCCTGCTTTGAGTTTCCTGTAGTGTTCTCTGCAGTATATTGAGTCATTGCCTGATATGCCTGGTATCCAGCACGTGATGTTGGGTGTCCCCCATTAGCTAGATCTTCAACAGCCGCTGTAAATTCCTTCATTGCTTTTTGATTCTTGGGGTCTACGCCAGCAATTCCTGCTAATACCTTTGGATCTAGACTCTTCAGGTACGACCCCTTTCCAGCACCTGGCTCAGAAGTCATTTCCTGAAGGTTGGCTAAGATTTGGTTAACGCCACGCTGGTCAACCTGTATATCCTGAGTTCTCCAGTCTTTCATTGCCATAGGACTTCCACCAACGTTGTACTCTGTTGTTGTCTTTCCAATGTGAGAGCGATCAAGTCTTTGCTTTCCTGTAATTCTTCCAGTTAAGTTTTCAATCTGCTTATCAATCTCTGCCTGACTTAGTCCCTCAGCTGCACCCTCTCGTCTAAGTGCTGCAATGAATGCGTCCTCTTCTTCTGTAAGAGATTCAAACATATAGTCTTCTGGGGAAATTGAGTCAATGATTGCTTGTGGTGCTCCACGGTTCTTTCTTCTAAGCTCGTTAATGATGTCGCCCTTAGCAAAACCAGGAATGTTTCCAGAGATCAAACCATTAACAAGATCTGGGAATTTCTTGACTGTAGCTGCTGGAATGATAGCCTCTCCATTAGAAACTCTAGCAATGATAGAGTCTGAGGTTCCAGTACCTGGGCCACTAAAGATTCCGCCAGAAGCAAAGCCCTTTGCCTTCTTTGTTCCACCACCACGAGTAGTGATTGGTCCCATGAATGCACCCTGTTGTGCAACCGCAGATCCATAAGCTGCTGCAAGCTCTCTTACTGCTGCTGTCTCTGCATTAAATGTTTGGGTAAGCTTAGTGTGTACCTGTCCAAGAGAAGAAGCTACAGCTGCGGCCTCAAGCTGCTCATTGGTCATGTATTGGGTTTGCTCAGCAAGCAAACTGCTAGCACTTCCCGTACCAGTAAAGACATTCTTTACAAGCATGAAGCCCTTGATAAGGTTAGCTACACCGTTAGCAACCAGACCGAAGGTCATAAGAAGTACAGGACCAATACCTGCTACCGCACCAACAATGGTTAACAGGAACTGCTTTGCTCCGCTATCCATTTCGTTAAACTTATTTAGAATATCAGTACCAAACTTAATAATAGGAGTAACAACCTGCATAAAGGTTTCTCCCACTGGAGCAAGTGCTGCCTTAAAGTCTTCGATGGCTCCCTGGAACTGGTAGAGTGGGGAAGCTGAAATACGGCTAAGCTCTCGTTGAGATAGTACTGCTAGCTCTGCTGCACTTTGCTTAGTTAGGTCTAGTACTCTGCTTGCTTGGCTACCCTCGGCAATAACGTTTTGGAACAGTGTCGACATACGTGCAAACTGGAATTTACCAAACATTGTTTCAATGGCTTGTGCCTTTTGCAGAGGATCTAGTGTTTCGAGGGCATGTGCAAACTCAAGAACCATGCCAGTAACGTCTCCAGCATTCTTGTCACGAATAGCCTCAATGTTAATTCCAAACTGATTGAGCATATCGACAGCTTCGCCAGTTGGGTTAATAAGAGATGCCAAACCAGACTTGAGTGCGTTAGCACCTTCGGATGCGTCAATGCCACCTTCCTTCATAGCTGTAAGGAAGAATGTAAGGTCTTCTACTGTACCACCTAATTGCTGAACAACGGGACCAGCCTTGGGGATTGCCTCTGTCAGGTCTTCAATAGATGTTACGGTTTGGTTTTCAACTGCGTTAAGGAAGTTGATCTTACCAGAAAGTTTGTCTGCGGCAATACCAAAAGAGTTAGTCAGGGAGATGGTGGTCTCTAGAGATTGCTCTTGACTTACCCCACCCAGAACGGCAAGTCTATTAGCTTCTGATACCTGAGCAATAAGGTCTGCACCAGTCTTACCCATTGCTGCTGCATCTGCAGCTAGACCCATTGTCTTAGCGACGGAGACGCCATACTTTGTAAACTCACCAGCCAGAGTCTTAACCTGTTCTGTGATTTTTTCTGTGTCAGCCATTGTGGTGGTGAAGTCACCATAAACACGCTCAAGTCTAAGAACCTGCTCTTCAATTGCCTTAAACTCCTTGGCAGCGGCAGCACCCATAATTCCAAGTGGAATGGTAAAACCAACCATGAGCTGACGACCAGCCCACTGAGTGTTCTTACCAAAGTTGAGAAGGTCTGTAGAACCCTGCTTCATAAGCTGATTGAATAGCTGAGCCTTTTGAGCAGCAATGGCAGTCTTTGTACCAAGATCTTCCATGTCAAGAACTTGTGGACGAACAGCGATTGCCTTCATAGCACCACTTGCGTCACGGCCAAGCTTGATGTATTGAGTTTGTAGAGTCTTTACTCTTTCACGAGCCACCTTGTCGATGGTGTCAAACTCGGTACGGAAAAGCCTTCCAAATGTCTTGGTAGAACCAGCAGCATACCTGAAGTATTGCCCCATTGAGAGCTTATTCTTCTCAAGAGCATTTGTGAAGGATTCCGTCGTAGTGGTAACTCTTTGTAGAGTTGCTGTAAACTTGCCAGTAGAGTTAATCCCATTAATGAGATTCTGCTGCATGTCTGCAAGCTTTGAGTTAGAGACTGCACCAGTCTTGGACATGACCTGGTGGAAGTTAGAGATTTCTCTCTGAAGGGTGCGTAGGCTGGCTAAAGCATCGGATGTATTAATATCAATATTGATATTGGATTCGACATCAGCCATTCATTTGCACTTCCCTTTTTAGATTATGCGATGCCAGCTACGTCAGAAAGCTTCAAACCAGAAGCCTCTTCAACAATCTTGTACACCGTTGGTAGATCTAGTAGATCTTCCAGATTCTCTCTATTCCCTGCTAGATCTGGAGCATACTGCTGCATAGCAATATCCACGCAATCAAGCAAGATATCCATAGACTTTTCGTTGTCCGAAGCTACTGCCTGGATTTCATCAAACTTCTTCATAAAAGGCTTAAGTAGTGAAATACGTAGTGGTCTTACAGATAACTCTCGTCCGTCAACAAGCGTAATCTTCTTGTCTTCGTTAATAGTTGTAGACATTGTTTATGTCCTCCTTTAGGGTCTATTAAATTATATCACAATGATTTACTATTTTCTGTTGTCCTCATAGTCAAGACCCATTCCAATACCGAAGCCAGCCTTGTTTGCTGTGTGTCCTTGGTACGCAATAATGTCATTGGGGTCTCCAGTCTGTCCACCACTGAATACTCTTGCCTTCATTGCTTCCCATGCGTCAACCTCTGGCTCTTTGTCTTCACCACTAATATCGATTCCCTGAATAGAAGCTAAGAACTTCTTTTCTTCAAAGTCTAGCTCTCTCTTAGAGCCAAGGGTGCTTAGTATCTCTGGCATAGACATGGACGACTCTAGTTCTTCATAGTCTTTCCATATACCCAGCAAAAATACCTCTGCCTCAATCTTGGCTAGGTCGAGATCTTCCCATGTAGATCCACTTGACTCTGCCTGTTCTTTTACTTCTGTATCTTCTTCTGGGTTAATCTTGATACCTGCGGAAACACGCAAAATGGTATAAATAGCGTCAAGGTCTACACTGTCTTCAAAATCTTCTAGAGTCTCTAGCTCAGGACAGAATTGTCTCATAGCGATAGCTGCACATTTTGACAACTCAGCAATAGCCTCGTAGTCTGTGGAGGCTTTTTTGATTGCAGAAAACTGATCCATGAATTCTCTTAGGTATCTAAGCTTTAACGGATACAGCCTAACTCTTTTGCCATCTATAAGAGTTATAACTTCTGTCTCATATATTTTTGTTGCCATCATTCTATTGTACCAAAAAGAAAGGCCCAGGCATTAAACCTGGGCCAATCCTTATTATTTAATTATGATGTTAGTGAGATTGTACGATCAACGATCTTACCGTAGGATGCGGTTGCGTCCTCAACGGGAAGAAGGCGGAAAGAAACCTCAAACATGGTAGCTTCATCACGCTTAGCTGATACTGTAACGCTTTCAATTGAAAGTGCACGGTATGCAACGTAGATACGCTCAATAGCGTCACCCTGAGCACAGTCGCCTGTACCAGGACCGACAGCAATCAAACCACGCTCAACGGGACACTCACCGAGGTCACCTGACGCGAGGTCGAGAACGCTCTGGCTAGCAAAAGCAGATCCGACAGCACCAGTTGCTAGTGTGTCATCCTTGCCTGCGATAGCGAAGAGTAGGTTCTCCAGAGTTGCTTCAGCGAATGTAGTGTTAAGGTTAACAGTCATTCCCTGCTTGTAGAGTTTAGCTACGTCTAGAATCTGGTCTACCTGTACCTCACCAAAGTCGGGCTGGAACTGAAGTTCGAGACCATTTGATGTGTAACCAACGTTGCGGAATGCATTGTTGTCCGAGAGAGTTTCGCGGTAGGATACATCCTCAACCTGAGTTGGGATGCTCGCTGGTGCGAGTGGACCTGATTCATACGTGAAAAGAGCAGCTGCACCGACGATGATCTGTGCAGAGTTTCCTCTTGTATATGCCATATTTATTCACCTCTTATTTCTATAGAATAGTGGGCGTGTTTCCTCATTACAAGTATATACGCCGTTTATGAATAATCTTGGGTGTGGTATTCGTAGTCAATAATTATCTTGTTACCAGCATATGTTCTGGCTGTTCCAAAGTCTACAATATCTCTAGTTTCTTCTAATTGAAAAATCTTAAACTCATGGAATCTCACTGGCTTAAATTCTCTTGCTAGAGGTCCAGTTCCAAATGTCAAAATTCCATCTACTGCTTTTGAAGCTATCCATTTATTGATTTCTTCTGCAGACTCGTCTCCTCGGTCAAGGAGATCTTGAACAACCTGAGAGGTCTCAATTAGGGCTTCTGGGTCTCCTGCTGTTTTGTAGAAATAGTAAAGTAGCTGTTCACACTTAATGTGTGGAAAAGGCTTGCGACGCATTTTAAACATTCTGTCGTATACCGCAAAAACGTCTTCTGACGCTTCTGGAAAACCTTCTGTCAAAGCGTCTAGGTCTGTTGGAAGGGTGGGGAAGAATCTTAGAGATCCTGCAAATCTGTCAGGAAGAACCTGTCCTATTTTCTCGGACAAATATTCATTGATGATTACGGGTGGATATGTGATTGGGTTAGTTGCCATTAGTATTTACCTCCAGAAATAAATTTGATACCTGCGGAGTATCCGACAGCCTTGCCGCCTCTAGCTCCTGCAGCAAAATTCTTTTTAAACTCTACTGGATTCTTAAGGTGGTCAGCTAGTCCGCTGATAGAGAATAGTGCCTGAGATGCATACGTCATAAAAAACATTCTAAATGTTTCCTCAAAGCTTCCAGCTACCTCTTCTCCACCTGGGTTGTCAACTCTAACAGATCCAGAAACAAAGACTTCTTTTCCATCTTGCTCAAACCTCAAAACCTTTGCATTCTTTGGAGAGATTGTTACTGGTGAGCCAGACTCCATGACCTTTGCCTTATTGTAAAATGGCGTATTAGAACCCTTTGGGTTAGATCTTGACTGAGTTAGTGTTCCGTCAATAGATAGTCCTCCATTGGTCACATTGTAGTCAATGTCGAATAATCTTGCTGCAGGACTTCCTGTTCTGTACCACTCGTACACGTGGTGAAGCTTTTGTGGGTCTACCCTGGCATTTGCGTCAATAAACTCTCCAACCAGCTCTTGAAGCTGATCGCCAAGGTTTGCCAACATAATCTTTTTGCCTGCCTTAGTTCCGTCCAGAAAGCCAATAGAGTATTGAACAATGTTGTTTAGATCTTTGATAAGTTGATTATCATTAACTTTCACTCTCATAGATCACCGCCTGGTTTTCAGATCTACGAATAACAACCTTAAAAAACTCTATCTTGCCAAATGGACCAACAACTGGATCGTTTGTGGCAACTTCAAAAATTGTGGGAAGACCTGCACGTGGGCCAGAGGTTTCTTTATAAATAACATTTCCCTCTCTGTCCCTAATGTTTGTAACCAGAATGTTTGTGATTGCATAATCTAGTCCAAGAACGGATGTTCTGATATCTCTCTTTGTTCTTCCAATCAAGAAGTTGTCAATGGTGATTAGTGGATTGGGAACAACATCCTGCTTGTTCTTAGATCCTGCAATTGTGAATGAGCACACAATGGTATCGTCAAGGGTCCATGCCTTTGATACGTTTCCATATGGGCTTTGAGAAACTACGGGGTAGCAAATATCTGCCGTCATTGGGTAGATAATACTGGTAGCGTCTCCATCACAACAATTGATCATAGTATTCCTGGCTTTAGGTTCATGCCCTTATAGTTGCTAAGAATCTTATCAACGATAATGTTGCCAGTACCCTCCAAGAATTGTGGAGCAAACTTAATATCAAACTGATCTGTGCTGTACTGAGTAACGAATCTCTTGTAATAGTCGTTGTTTCCGCACTTAATATCTTCAATTAAATACTTTGTTGCAAGTTCAATCTCTGGCGGAATAGCTTTAAATCCAGCATCCAAAACAAATATATAGTCGTATCCTCTTGGGAACGCTACACCGTTTCCTGCCCAGGGGAACCCAAGGTCTCCACCTGCATAGCTTGCAGAGATTGGCTTGGCTTCAAATCTATTATATGCGTCTGCAACAACCTTGATGATTGCAGAATTATCTAATGTCATGGTATATACGAAGTCCCAGGTTGTTTCTGTATCTTCGTAGTCATAAACCAGAACGTTGTTTTCGTAAACCTTTAGTACTCGGTTTGCATCGTGCCAAACTGGGAAGTAATCTGTTCCTTGACCAACCTGCTGCATCACCAGTTTGTGATTATAAAAACCACCAGAAGTCCCTAGATATGAGTCAATAATGCTTCTAGCAACAATCTCAAGCTCTTTATATTCTGCTACTTCTGTTGGAGTTGTTCCAAGAGTGTTTGGGTCAACATATGGTCTGTAAACCGTAAGGTTTGAATCAATTACAATTTCGCCTAATGTGTCGTAAACTCTAAACAGAAAGTCTCTATCAAACTGGAGCTTTGCTCTTGGCATCTCGTATTCAATTTGAGAATCTGCGTTTGATGTAATTTCAATATTTTCGAATGAGTGATCTACCAAATCTTCAAGGTAAATTACGTAGTCTGTATTTGCTTCTGGGACATCCCAGGTAGCAGTGATGGGATAGGGTGGGACTCTTAAGATCTCCATTAAATTCCATACTCCTTAGCGACCTCTTCTGGCGTAGCAAGCCTGGTGTGATCTCTGGTGAGCCACTGGTCTGCCTTGTCCTTGGTCATTATGTTATAGCCTTTAGAAATTTTTCCTATACCCTGCCAAAAAACGTTTCTGGAAGAATATACTGCTACCTTGTCGTATTTTTCGTCCGACATGATTGCCTCCTTGAACTACTCTTTTTATTATACCAGGATAATTAAAAAGAGGGGCAGGAGCGTTAACTCCTACCCCCCTCTAATGGGTGTAACCTAAAAGATTAGGATGCTACTGGCTTAGTTGCGTAAGCTACAGCGTCCTGCTCTTCCCAGTTAATTCCGAATCGAACGAATACGGTGTACTCGATTGTGTCCTTCTTAGGAACGTAGAAACGGTTAACTGTGATGTCACGCTGGAAGCCCCAAATACGGTTCTGAGGGAATGTAAGGTCTACATACTCTGCAGGGTAGTAAGGAACTTCGAGGACTGGAACACCAAGTACACGAGTCTGACGTGCACCACCGATGGTCTGGTCGACACCGCCGAAGTAGGAACCACGAGCAGACTCGGTTGAACCGATGCTGTCGAATACGGTACCATTGTTCTTAACGATGTTTGCAAAAGTATCGGTACCAGCATAGAACTTGAGTCCTGTCTGGAGTGCACGGTACTTACGTGGAAGTGCGAGGATAAGCTTCTGCATATCATCGACAGTCCAGTTTGCGTCAACCTGACTTACGACTGCCTCGTGAGCAAAGCCATCGCCATCTGCACGGGCAATAAAGCCGTCCATAATGCCGAGGAATGCGTCACCAGACTGTGCGGTGTCACCGTTAATTGCTAGGTCCTCGATGTCGTTACCGAAAGCGGTGGTCATGAGACGAACCAAGTGGTCCTCAAGAGCACCTCCTTCAATATTGTCTTCGAGTGCTTCAGCTGAAACTTCCCAGTCAAGACGTAGTTTCTTGGTGGTTAGTTCAACCTTAGAGAAGGTGGCACCAGCGTTTGTAAAGCTAGCGTCACCCTGGTTTGCAGCACGAACAACACGCTCACCTACGTTAACCTTTTCAAGTTCCATAGTGTTAGCACGCATAGTCACGCGGCGACCGTCGTTGGCAAGAGTGGTAGCGTCCCAGACGTAATCGATGAATCGACGAGCCTGTTCGGGACGCAGGATACCAGCACCTTCGTAACGGGGGTTTGCGGTAGAGGATGGGTTGACTGCGTTAGGACCAGTTGTGAGTCCGAGTTCTGCATCACCTTCGGTGTTACCGAGGTATGCAAAGGCAGGGTCTGTAACACCACCAATACCACCTGCAAATGCTGAACCATCCGCGTTAGGATAAGTTGCATTTGAAGGGTTGTTTTTAATAATTTCTTCCGACATATATTTCACCTCCCAGTGATATTTTGTATTTTTATTTCAGTAGATCGGCATTTGTGAGGAAACGACCGCCCCATACTGATTTTTCAACCATTGCTGGTTCCTGTACGATCTCGCCCAGATCGCCAGACTTGCGGAAAGCGGTATCAGCTTCGAGAGCGTCAATTGACTTTCCAAGATTAGCGAAGTCCTGCTCAGCATCTGCAAGTTTAGCAGCTGTGACCTCATTGGACTTCTTAAGTGCAGAAATCTCTTCACTAAGTGATTTGACTACTGCGGTGATTTCGCTAAAGGCTGATGTAACGGCATCTTTAAGTTCAGTAATTGCATCAACTGCAACTTCCTCGTTATCTGACTTCGATACCTCTTCTTCGGACTCTTCGTCCTCTTCGTCTTCGGTCTCAACTGAGATTTCAACTTCAGGCTTGTCAGCCTTGTCTACATCTTCAGCTTCAGCCTCAACTGCGGCATCTGCCTCTGGAGCGATCTCAACAGTTTCGTCAACTACTACATCTTCTGCAGCAGCTTCGTTTGTAACTTCTTCTGTCATGTTATCCTCCTTGTTAATCTCAATTGTATTAATGCCTTTAGCACTATCAACCAAGAATTTAATCATATCGTTTTTGTCACTGTCTGACTTTTCGACAAAACCAATATTTTTCATGGGAGTACCAGAGGTGGGGCTGACTTCAGATTCATTTTCTGAAACCATAACCAATCCAGACTCCTTATCCCAAAAAACATTTTCAAGTACGGTGTCAGAGTCGACACCCTTTACTACATCTACGCCATCTACCTTCTCTACAGAAAGGATGTTTGCAAACTGGTTTGCAGGTGTATCTACTAGAGATAGCTCAACTAGATCGTATTCCTTAATAACACGAATAGCAGAGTCTGACTTCTCGTCATAGGCATCGTCCCACTTGTTCATTCTACCGCCGATAGAAAAACCAGAAAGAGTTCCGTCTAGAACCTTTTCCCAAGTGTCCTGTGCACCCTTAGAAACGTATGCAGAAACATAAACTCCAGAATAGAACTTCTTTGTCTCTGGATCAAAATACTTGTCTTCCTTGAAGGAGACCATCTTGCCAACAGCTAGTGGCTGGTGCATCTCACGGATGTTGCCACGGAACTTCTCGAATGCCTTAAGGCTTGCTTCGGTAGTTACGATGTCCTGCTGACGATCAATGTTGTCGAGGGTAGCAAAACCAGAGACAATACGTCTCTCCTGATCAACCTTGTTAATAGGCATAGAAAGGCGAACGTTCTCGCCTTCGGTGGCCCAGTGTGCTTTTTGAATAGTCATACTAATCTAATTATAGACCCTTTTTTCTAAAAATGTTACTTATATGTTATTATACAACATTTTTAGTTATTGTGTGGATCTACCCTCCCCTTTTGGATTTCTGCCTGTTGTGGTTGCAGTTCCATCGGACTGACCACTGACACGCTCTGCGTCACGCTCACGAGTCTTTCCCTGGTTAGCTCTAGCATCAGCAGCTAATCTAGATGTCATCTGGAATGGCTCGTCTCCACCAGGAATCTGTGGAAGGTTGATGATCTCACGAGCTTCGTTAGGCATCATAATCTGGTTGCGTACGTAACGCTCAAGAATCTGAGACTGTGCTGTCTCGTCTGTAAGAGTTAGCTCGTTAAACTTAAACTCTAGAACATCGGTCTTTTCACGAACAATCTTGTTCAAAACCTTTTCTAGGTTACGCTGTGCAGGTCTTGCAACTTGCTCCTTAAAGGTTCTATCCTGAGACAGGGCAGCTGCAACGTTAGAGCTATCTCCGCCACCAAGCTTGGATAGTGGGACCTGGTGAGCAATGAGGATGTCGTCTCTTACCTGCTTGCGGTACTGGTTAAAAGAACCTTCCTGAATACCGTTTTCAATTGGCTCCATCTTAAACTCAACCTTATTCTGGTCAGAGTCTCCTGGAAGAGGGATGTAGAGTGTGCGGTGGTTCTGCCCTTTAAGACCAGTCTGAAGGAATCTGAACAACTTGTCCTCTGCCTCTGTAGAAAGAGATGCACCCTTTAGGGTAACCACATAGCGTGGCACGGCCTTGTTCTGGAAGTAGTCAATGTTGTACTGAGAAGCAAATGCGTCACCAAGCAAGGATGCCATAGCTGCAATTGTGTCTGGTACACCATAGAATGTGTTTAGCGGAGAGTACTCCTTGATGTGAATAATCTCGTTAGGACGTGGATCAGTTGTGATTGGGTTCTGATTCTTTGCCCCAAAATTACGGAAGTAAACAACCTTGTTTGCAATGATTTGAACAAAACCATCGTGTAGTCGACGTACACGCATTGTGGTTGTTGGGATGTGGCCAACATAACCAATTTCGCCATTTACGGTTCTGCCGATTTCGATGTAGCCGTTTCCTGTTGCGTGAACATCTGTGTAAACCTTTTCTAGAGTTTCTGTAAAGCTTTCATCTTCGTTAAGACTTTCAAGCCAGCTACGAAGGTCAACCTTTGCACGCTCAATACGCTTACGTGCTCTGCCAACCGCTTCCTTGTCTTCTGTCATCTCAAGCTTCATCATGGTTCTGTCAGAAACAATAAAGTCGTAGCCAAGACCGACGGTGTTTTCAACCTTTGCGTCAATGGCTGCGTGGTTTGCAAATGATGTGTCGTAGTATCCAGCAAGCTGGTATACGTCGTATGGGGGTGTGATTACGTCAAAGATTCCGTAAGCATTACGATAAACCACACCAGGGTTGAGCTTCTTTGACTTTGCGTCATCTCTACCAGTTGCATATGCGTTAGCAGAGTCCATGTACTCTTCAGACATTTCTACCTTAGAGATACGAGAAGCACGACGCTTAAAGTTTGCATCAATGCCGTTATAGTTCTTTACCTCGTCCCATGCCTTAAAGAATGGGTCGTTTGATGGAGTCTTTACTTCCTCAAATCCGTCTTCTATTCTAATTGGAATAGGAATTCTAGTTACTTCGTTAGTCATCGTTACCGTACATCTCCTGTGTCTTCTTGGCTGCAATCAATGCACCAAGGTCGTTCATCGATGGGATTAGTCCCTGCTTCATACGATCAAGCTGTTCGCTGTGCTCTTCGTCAGATACCCTGGCAACGTTGGGGAAGAAGATAGCTTCTCCGTCTGGCTCACCGTGGTACGCAGCTGCATCAGAGATTTCTCGAATCTTGCTTTCGTCACCACGCATCGATGGAATGTTAAGAACGTTGCCTTCCCCATCTGTAAAAAACTTGCCGCTAGCCTTTTTCCAAACATATACACCTGCGTTTGAGAATGGCTCTTCAATAACCTGGATCTTGGTCTTACCAATCTGACCCTTCATAATCTTTTCCATGATTACAAGTATACCATATTATAAGAGACCGACTGGATAACTGTCACGCTGTACGCCACCATATGTTACATACTCATACTTATTTAACCTAACCTGACCAGACTGCGAAGAACTATCTGCAATAATCTTGTTTGTACCAATATATGTCTTGTAAATTTCTGCAGGATCAATAGATGGGTTGAATGTTGCGACTTTATAAAACGCATCTTCCCATGTTTTTGAGGTTCCGCCCTCCACATACCATTCGTCCCATTCGTCTTCGGATGGGTTGTCTTCAATATCTTGCCAGGTCTTGTAAACGATCTGCTGAGCTTGAGATGAAGAGTCTAACTGATATGTAGAAAGGTTGTTGACTATCATTGGCGAAGTAAATTTAATATACCCGACAGAGTTATTAAACACCAGGTATGGCTTAAATACGATGCCGAGCATTCCCCACTCTCCCAGTGTCATAACGGGATTGGTAACAACGTTACCGTTCCAATAGAAGAATACTGTGTTGGTTCCAGACTCAACGGTACCAGACGTAAGAGTTACAGTAATTTTTCCACGTCTGCGTAACCCGTCTACGGCCTCCACGTAGAAGTTGTAAACACCAGTAGATGCATCAATTTCAAAAATCTTTTGTGGAGTCTCTGGAAATAATTTATTATTCCAGAGGACCGACATTTGCAGAGAGCTGATGTTTGTATTAGCAAAAGCATCTCTGTTTAGTCTTGCAAACAGACCCCTATTTACATTACTATCATACTCTCCAGCAACAGAGATTCCAGAATTATGAGTTAAGTAAAGGTGAGGTCCAGAACCTCTAAATATTCTAAATGGGTTTTTAGCTTTATAGGAAATGTTTCCAGGGAATCCATTAGTAGCATTTTCTTTATATGGATAAAGCCCCTTGCCAAACTTTGTTCCAATCTTGTTTATTGGCGAAGACGCTACAGAGGCATTATTAGACAAGCTTTGAGATCCAAGTTTTAGGAATCTGGTAACCAATTTATTACTTAAAGAATTGTTCGCAACAATTTCCATATGAATGCAAAGTGCTATGTCTACATAGGACTCTCCGTCTTGCAGTTCTGGTGGATAAACAATCGTTCCGTCAATAACCTGATACTTTGTTTCCGTCCAGTCTTCTGAGCTTGATCCTGGTTCTACCAAAAACACCTTTTCTGAATCAAATGTTAGCGATGTAAATTCAGATAGATCTTTATTTGCCCCATCAGAAATATATTGAAAGGTTACAAATGTTTTTACATCATCCAGTCTTGGATCTAGTTCTGCGGTAGCTGTTGGCCTAGTTTGTGGGTAGTCAAGATTAATCTGAACAAAGTCAATTCCGTCACTAACTACCCCAGTAGAGCTAGTTTGTAGTTTTGAGAGAGAAGAAAGTGGAACATGTGATTGCCAGTAAGACTTTGTACTAACCTCTATTTTCGATACCCCAGAAACATCGCTAAGAACTAGGCTATAACTTGCTGCAGGAAGTGTTGTTTCGGTAGTATCCAAGATGCCGTCCGCACTAAAGAATAGGTCAAACTCTTGTACATTTTTTTCAGTACAAAAACTAATGCTAGACATTCTTCCACTAAATGTTGTATCTAGCGAAGAGTCTGTTCCAGAGTAGTCGCCTGCAATCATTACGGATAGAGAACTTCTGTTTGAGAAAAATTCCTTTAGCTCTGGATATTTTTCAGAAATTTTTGAAATATTGATTCCTGCCGAGAATAGATCTCCCTTTGTAATGTCTACTGTTTCGTTTTCATCACTATAATCTAAAGTTAGTTCTGCTTGACCCATCACCTTGTAAGAATATCTAAGAGTTTCATCTTCCAACGAAATTCGAACATAGCTATCATTTAACGTATTAACAATTTTAATTAACGTCTGCCTATTTGTGGAAGAATCAGTTTCTGATTTATAAAAAATTCCCAAGATGGCAGAAACTGTGGTTTGCAAGATGTTGAGTGATGGAAAATAAAGGTAAGAGTTCTTGTCAGACCAGTCTGATGGCTCTTTTAGTGAAATTGCACCGTGGGTTGGATTTAGATCTTTTTGTAGCTTAGATATGGTGTATGCAGATCCGCCACTAGACGAAACGCTAGGTAGCTGATATGTTGGCGATGACAGTTTTTTTGAAGAAACATCCAAGTTATCAAAGAAGCCTTGCTGCCAGCTAGATATTGTTGGAAACTCATAATTTTTTGCATAGTTCGAATATATGTAGTCGATAAAAATAGATTCACCAGAATAGGCTACGTTAATGTCTTGTGGATACACCACTCCTTGGCCAGAAACAAATCTCTTCTTAGCCAACACTTCACTAACTTCATATGGATAAATGGCAACACAGTCTACCTCTACAGAAGTCACATTTCCATAACAGTAAAACCCAATCCAGTCCTGACTTTTTCCACTTGAATCTTCTGGCGAAGCGTAGTTATGGGTTGAGTCCGAAAGATCTATTGATGCAACAGATTCTCCATTTACCATTAGGGATGCTGTAGACTTGCTAACAATAACGTCTACTAGCATTGGCCTAAACCATTCCCCGACAAAGTGAGAGCATGTCTTGTCATCAATTCTAAGAACCAGGAATGGCCCGTCTACGTAAAGTCCGTCCTCTGATGCAATTGGCCCAATAATTCTTTCAGATGCATTGTTTGAATTAATTCTCAGCCATGCCTCTAGAGTTAGGGTATTAGTCTTCCCCTTTTCATTCATAAAGCCTTTTCCTGGAAGGATCATGTGTGGTTCTGTCTGATTTGCCTCGTGAAGAATAGTGGAGTTTGATGCACCGTAAACCATGGGGATACTTGAGTTTTTTGCAAGTAGTGTTGTGTCAGATAAAAGGTAGTATCCGTAGTCCTGTTCTGACCCATAGGCCAACGCCTTTACTCCATTACGCTGTGATAGTGCAATGTCTGTAGGAAGCTGTTGCTGATAGTCAATTCCCAAAGAAGTTGCAGAAAACTCTTCACTAAAAGATCCAATAGAAAATCCGTTTAAGTATATTTCTGTAGCTGTTGCAGAGTATGGATAGGTAATCTCAATTGAAATAGTTATGTCATTGACTTCTTCTGTTGTACTAAAAGTTGCACAGAGATGGTTTTGCTTGTTTGCCTGAAGACTGGAGAAAGTTTCGGTCTGAGAGTATCCAGTTGCCGTAGCAGAAATCTCTACGCTAGTTAGTGCTACGTCAGAGTATTGATAGAGTGCGACAGAAAAGGATCTACTAACTACATCAATTGTAAACCTGCTACTTATTGTAAAAGTTCCTGTTTGACCTACTGTGAGTGCTGGAGGTGTAATCTTCGTTACCGCAGAATCTTGAAAAACAAATTTTTCGTCCACGATAGCAGAAGTTGCAGAAAACTCTACAACCGTTCCACTCTCCCCAGAAGATGGCGTCATGCCAGTATACAACCACTGAGTTGTGTAGTCATAGAATCTTCTGTTTGATTCGCTGACATAACTGATGTAGTCACATTTATCGTCAAGTGCCCACAGTGCAATTGGATGTTCCGAAAACACCTTTTCTGCATAAAGATTTGATGGAGTTGACAATTAATTCACCTAAAACAATCTTACCATACTAGGTTTTAATTATTTATCTATTGAGTCAAAGATATAAATTCTGAGCCAGTATAGCGTTTTACGTTTTCTATTGTTTTCCAGCCAGTGTAGGTTGTTCCATTTACAACAATGGAATCTCCAGAACTTCCAGTATATCTTGCAGCAAACTGAATTGCAGTATTGAAGTTTGTTCCGTCGTGACGATAGCCATATGCAGAAATAAAAATACTATTGTATTCCGTCAGAGAAGCCGTGGAAGAGTAGGCTGTCAGCCCTACATCTGTTACTGCCCGTACTCTAAATTGATAAGTTTTTGCAATATTTAAATCTGCAGTTTCTAAAATGGTAGTTCCAGCTGCAGGAGTAGCTATTTGTTCAAAACTATTTACCCAGGTAGATCCACCATCTTCGCTATACCTGGCTTCTACCTGGTACCCCAGAATTGTAGTTCCACCAGAAACAGATGGGGCATTCCAGTCAATGGTTACCTTTCTAACTTGTTTTGTTAGTGCTGTTGTAATTGTGGGTCCCGAAGGAACTGGAGGAATGGTTACATTTGAAGATGCGGAATAGTCAGAGTCTCCTCTGTTGGTAGATCCAACCTTGTATCTCAAATAGTAGGTAGTATCTGGTGAAAGTTCTGGGATTGCAAACGGGCTTGCTAAAATACCACTAGTTGTGGAAAGTCCTAATGAGTCAAAGGAAGAAACTGTATCTACTTGAACTGTAAAGGTTGTTAGACTGCTACCATTGGCTGCTGGGGTGGATAGTACTGCAGAGATTGATGTTCCGTCTCTTGATAGCGTAGCTGCTATTGGCTGACTTGGTGCTGCAGAAATTAATGCACTTGAGTCAGAATAGCTGTTTCCTTCAGTGTTTGTTGCATAAACTCTTATATAGTATTGGGTGGTTGCAGTAGCACCAGTCCAGTTAAGTGTAGAGGTGGTCTGTCCAGCAATACTTGTCCAGCTAGACCCATTTGTGCTGTATTCCCACGTATAAGATGTAATTGCTGGTGCACCAGAAGGTACCGAAGAACTAGCAGTCATGTTAATAGTTCCACGATCTCTAGAGTCTAGAGTGATGCTTGGCTTGCTTGGTAATCTGGTATAGTTTGGCAGAGTTTCCTGATATGATACGGAAATATTTCTTGGAGTATAACTTGCTCCGTTTGGAATATTGAACAGAGAGTAGACACTTAGAGTTGCTTCACCAACACTATTATGTCCAACCCATCCTTCCCAAGAACCAATAGTAATCGATGTATATGTACCAGTCATGTAGTACTTACCGCCGTAGTATTGGACTACGCCTCCGTTTACCTGGAAGTTTCCTTCGCCAGTCCAGTTAGAGAAATACTGGTTTGTCGCTACAAGCTCGATTGATGCATAGCAATAGGTTCTGTTATTAGTAGAGTCTTGCTGACCCTGCGTAATATTGGCTCTTAGATAATAGCCTCTATCGGAAGAACCTGTACCCGAAGCCATTGACTACCACATCCAAATATCGCCAACTGCTACACCAGATGATGGTGGAGTCGATCCAGTAAAGATTTTCTTGTTGGGTGCTGAATAATTCATGGATCCAGAAGATCCTCCATAATATAAAACAGACTGTGCAGCTGCGGCAGTACCAGTAATGTTCGAATCAGTAAAAGCTACAGTTTTTCTGCTAGAAGATGGGGTAAAGTATAAGTTTGTTCCGTCAAACTCTACAGCACCTGCTACTGGAGTTGTTAGGTTTGTGCCTGCAACCAGCTTTAGTGCTACAGAAGAAATTGTTCCAGCTGGCATCGTGACTGTACCAGTAAATGTGGGGCTAGCAATATTTGCTTTAGTGGCAACAGCAGAACTAATAGAGGTTAGGTGTCCCCAAATACCCTGACCAGAAGTTGATGTTAGCTCAGTATTTCCAAAGTGATAAAGCTTGAAAGCTTTTTGAATATCGGCAATGTCGGTGATGTCAGGAATCAGCGAGTCAAATGTTGAGGATCCAATATTAGCCATATCCCAATTATAACATAACTAGTCTTTGTTTAAATAAAACTTCAGGTTGGCCTTCAGTCTTTCATCGTTTGGGTTCAGGGCTACAGCCTTTTTGCCATACTTAATGGCTGTTGGCGTTAGGCCTAGATGGTATGCAGATATAGCGGCTAAATCGTACGGAGCATCTCCCCAGGCAAACTCTTCGCAGAGATAGTCTAGAGGCTTTTCCCTTATTTGCAAAGCGTCTAAGGCTGCTCTATAGCAGCTTCTCCACTCACCCTTTTTGTAATACATCATTGCCAAGTCTACGATTGGCTCTCGTCTACCAGCATCTTCACTAATTGCATTCTTGAGATGAATCTCTGTATTGTCAGTGTCGTACTGTGCTAAATACCTGTGTGCCCTGGCTCTTTCAGCACCCCAGGTTGCGGTTGGTAGTGACAGGTATCGGTTAAGTTCTTTAATTGCCTTATCTGTCTGTCCATAAAATGTCAGCTCTCTGGCGTAGTAAAATGCATTACGATCATTGAATGGATCTTCCGTTACCGAAAGCTCTAATAATGGCAGGTAGGAAGATCTTGACTTTGAATTGTCTGCGTGATGGTGAATTTCTAAATTACACCAAACCTGTTTTTCCTGTATGCGATCGGCCACTATCACTTCGTGTACTGGATGCTTCCACCTATAGCCATGACGTGCGTGAATCTTGTCTCCGCCATACTGAAGTCCTGGAGAGCCGTCCTCTTTCCAGTTCCAGGTATATTTGTATCTTGGCCTAGTAGCTTGCTGAGCATAAGCCTTTTCAAGCTCTTCTCTCCACCCTGGCAAAAGCACTTCGTCCATATCTAGTGCGATGCAGATATCTATATCATCTGGCAAGGCAGCCAAGGATGCGTTACGGGCATCGTCAAACCTCCACGGTTTAACTGATATATGAGCAACGTCAATGTCAAGCTCAAGTGCACGCTGCACTGTTTCATCGGTAGATCCAGTATCTGCAATAAGTAGGTAGTCTGCTTCTTTTGCAGACTCATACCATGGCTGCACAAACTGTTCTTCATTTAATGCAATTGTGTAAACTGCTACTCTCATACTTTCCTATCTGTTAATAATATTATACATCAAGAAAGATCTACCCACGATGACCCATTCCACCTTTTAGCAGTTGTTAGATCTATCCAGGATGTCCCATTCCACCTCTTGGCGGTCTGGGTTGCGACAAACGCTGTGCCATTCCACCTCTTTCCACCAGCTGCGACAAAGAATGGTGTAGCAATAGATGTTGTAGGACTGTTTCCAACTTCGTTTGTAGAGTATACTCTAAAGTCATAGGTTAATGCTGGTGGCAATAGCGAGTATGTATATTGCAGAGATGTCATAGTCTGAGTATTTCCCCAGCTACCCCAGCTAGAACCGCCATCCGAACTAGTTCTGTATTGTACGGAATAAGAGGAGATTGTTCCTCCGCCAGCAGATGAAGATGCGGTTGCTGTAAGGGCGACATTTCTTCCAGTCTTTACGTATGTTAGCGATGCTGGTGCGGTTGGTACGCCGTTAGAAGTAATGGATGACGAATACTTTGTACTAACAGAGTTTGACGCCTTAATTCTAAAGTAATAAACTGTGCTTCCAGTAAGTCCTGAAGCTGTAAGCGTGGCACCAGATGTTGTTGTAGAAGATATATCGGTAAAGTCTACATTGTTTGTAGATCTTTGCAGCGTAAAGGTTACAGTGGGTCCAGAGTTATTCACCCCACCAGTTGCGACTGCAGAAAAGCTTAGTCCATCTGTAGCCCTAAGCCCACCACTAATTGATGGAGTAGTTGGGGTTCTATCAATTGCTGTAAAGCTATAGTTTGCGGAAGCGGAAGATCTAGCTGAAAGAGAACCAAAAACGCTACCAGATACGTTAAAGGTACCACCACCATCATTGGTATGACCTAAAGTAATTGATCCAGAAGCCAAAAAATGGTCTCTTGTGGTGAATGTGCCTGCATAGTTTTTAACTCTGCCTGGAACATCCCAAACAAGATTTCCACCAATACTTGCATCTCCATCGTCCAGCTGTGCGTCAGAAGATGTGTAGTGAAAATATGCCGACCAGCTAATGGTTGAAGTGTTTGCACTATAGTTTACGGTTTCTGACCAGTCAATAAAGAAATAGTTATTATTGACGCTGGAACCAATTGTTACACCATTACCCTGGGTTCTTGGCATTAGCTAATCACCTACCAAAACCACAAGTCGCCAGTATCGGGACTTGTTGGTGCATTCTCAGCTACTGTAACTTTAATATTATTGCCCTCTATTGTGTTTAGAGATGCAGCTAGCCATTCGGATTCTGTTCCAATGAAACCGTTATCGACTGCTACTTCATACGCAGACAGACCTTGAGGTCCAGTTGGTCCATAGCTAGAGCTGATAGACTCCCATGCTTTTCCATTCCACTTCCAGACACGACCAGAGTAGGTATACGTGTCGTTGAGAGCTGGACTGGTAGGAAAGTTTACTGGCATGATTATTTCCTACTAGCTTGTTGTATCCAATTCTGGATTAGTTGGTGGTGGGAATGGCGTTGGCAACAGTCCCTCTCCGTCTGGGGTGTCGGTTGTGTCTGGATCCTCAACCTCTTCCCATGTGCCAGCAGGCAAAAGCTCTTGAATCAATCTTTCATTATCTGCCATTAGTGCAGTCAGAGTATCTAGCTGATTTTGGTAGCTAAAATTTTGCTGTTGCATCTTTTCGATAGCCTCAGCTGTAGCATTACTAGGTACCAGCATAGTTCCTCCATTAAGTCTTAATAATATATTGTACCACAACGTAAGATTGTAAATTATTGTGTGCTTGACCACCACCAGTATTTTGGTTTACTGCTGTGGTGTTTTGGTTTGTGGCTGTCTGGTTTTGAATTGCAGGAGCACGACCATCACTACCAATACCTGTACCACCACCAGAAATAATTACACGGTTTCGGAATGATCCATAATACCCTGTTCCATAGCCACCAGCTTCCCAACCAGATGGGTAGAAGGGAACACCCAAAGTGTGACTATGTGATGCCTGAGTATGGTTGTGGGCATTTTGAATATGATTATGTGGAAGTTGTGTGTGTGTGTGAGATGGTATTTGGGTAGTATCCAAAGTTACATTCTTGCTGCCACCAGTCTTACCCAGAAGATTAAAACTGGAGTCTGAAGCATCTACCTGAACTGGAATTCTTGTTTTTAAGTCTGGCACTCTAAAATTTCCAGAAGATTCTTCACCAGTATTATAAGAAGTAGAGCATACGGAAAATAGATCTGAATATGTGGTTTGGCTAACCTCTTGCCCATTACAAATAAGGTATCCTTCTGGTGCTGTTGTTCCAGAATATGCAAATACCTGTCCAACGGATACAGCTGGAGCCATTGCTTCCCATTGTTGAGAGTCATGATCAAAACCAAAAGATGCGTTATTTGCTGGTGTAGAAGGTATGCTTACGTCTCCAGCATCAGTAATGGAATCAATAGCAATAATGTCCCAGGTATCTGTAGCGGAAGTATAAATAAATCCATCATACCTGTCGCCATCTGTAGGAGAGTTGGGAAAATTAATAGTCATTATAATTTAATTATACCTTAACGACTAATATTTTATTACATAGTTAAGCGTTAGATACGGCTGAGTATTGTTGTGTGGAACATCGCCACCAGTATTCATATTTTGAGCGGTGGCATTTTGATTAACAGCTGCCGTTCCGTTGATGGTGGGCTGGGCAGATGTCGTACCTAGACCCCAACCACCAGTAACGCCTACACGGTTTCTAAACGAACCAAAATATCCATAACCAAAGTTGCCACCATAGTTGTAGAAAGAAGTTGTTGCACTATGGCTGTGAGAATCTTGTGTATGGTTGTGTGCGTTTTGGCTGTGACTGTGTGCATCCTGAGTGTGTGTATGTGATGGCAATTCGCTAATGGTTAGCCTATGAGTATTTCCTCCAGAGTACTTTCCTACTGGATCAAACTCGGATACCCCAGAACTATACCCAACTGGAACTCTTGAGGTCAAGTTTGGGATTCTAAATGATCCAGATGGCTCTCCTCCAATATTATACAAAGAGCCAACGACAGAGTAGAGGTCTGCATATTCTGTTTGAGAGAGTATTTGTCCCTGACAAGAAATGTAGCCCTCTGGAGCCAAAAGTGACGGATAAGGGAAGAGTGCACCGACAGGTATTCTTCTACCAGAATTAGCTACCCATTTGCTAGTAGCTGTAGAGTAAGATATTGTGTCACCATCAGCTAATCCAGAAAAGTCTACGTCTTTAGCGTTACTAAGAAGAATATCTGAATTGAGAATCCAACTTTCAGTTGCAGAATCATAAACGTAGTCACCATAAGTATCGCCATCTAGCGGTGAAGTGGGAAAGTTTAGATCTGCCATAAAACTAATTATACCTTATTCAAATCTAATTATATATTTCATAGAAATGTATGGCTGAAGATTTGTGTGAGAAAGTCCTCCACCAGTATTTTGATTTGTGGCTGTATTTTCTAGGTTTACTGCTGTTGTATTTGCGATATTTGGTGCAGTACCTGTAGTTCCAATGTCCCAACCACCAGTAACGGCACAGGCATTTTGCAAGCTACCAAAGTACCCTAGCCCAAAGTTTGCTGCTTCCCAGCTGTTTGGCTGAAAACCAATCGTCATACCATGATTGTGTGAATCCTGTGTGTGTGAGTGTGAGTTTTGAGTGTGCGTATGTGCGTCTTGAATATGGGTATGAGAAGGCATTTCGTTAACTGTAAGAGTGTGAGTCTTAGATCCACCGACTCTTCCCAGATACCCGAAATTTGTGTCAAAGCTATCTGCACCTGCTGCTACACGACCATTAAGGTTTGGAAGCCTAAAGTCTGTAGATGCTTCTGCTCCAGTGTTATACGTAGTTCCAATGATTTGAAAAAGTTTGGGGTATAAAGATCTTGCAACCACAGATCCATCACAAAGCAAATAGTTTGACGGAGGGGTGGCTCCAGCAAATACACTAATTCCTCCAACTGGGAATACTAATCCAACTCCTGCTCCCCAACCTCTAACGATGTCGTACTCAAGAGTAGTACCGTGAGTTGGAGATCCAGCCATACTTACGTCGTCAAGATCGTAAAGATGTGCAGGTGGTTTTTTGTTCCACCCAGAAGAGGAACTATAAACATAGTTAGCATATTCGTCACCGTCAGATGGTGTATCTGGAAAGTCTATTTCAGCCATTATATAATTATATCCTAAGCAATAGCGATAATGCTCAGTGTTGGCATACAAAACTGGTTCGACAAACCGCCACCGTCCCAATAGTAGGAACCGTGGATTACTCCACCATTAGATACGTTAGCGTAACGTCTTGCCTGAAGCTTTAGTGTTTTTGGAGTTGTCCATCCAGACTGTCGACCAGTATTTGTATTGGGAGATCCGCCAATAGGGATTGTCCACTCAAACGTTGACTTATTTTCAAGATACTGTGCTGACTTGCTATGTCTTGCATAAACAACTTCTGTGCCGTCAATAAAAAATTTGTAATGCTGAATTGAGTGAGCTGTATCACGCCAACCATAAGAAAAGTCAAATCTATAAATTACCCGAGAGGTTCCTGGAGGTGGAGTATAGGCAATAGTGCTACCAGTAATATCTAAATAAGTTGTAGAAAAATCTTGTGTGGCGGTTACGTTTTGAAATGTGTATGTTCCAGATCCAACAGTTGCGGTTAATCCATCACAAGGACCAGTTAGGTACTCAATTACAGAACCAGGCTGCCTTGGATACCCATTGACAAATAGGTCTTGACTTGACGAGTTTTGAATATTGTCTACTTTAATTGTTGATGCCATAATTTATCTCCTAGTAATATATTACCAAAAATCCGTCTCCACCATGCGACTGCTGAACCCCACCAAAACCAATAGATGTGTAGTTTGACGTAGTGCTTGCAGGGTAATCAATGTCGTCTGTTCCTGCTGGATATCTTCCAGTACCCGAATATGTTGACCCCATAATTACTGACGGAGCAACATATCCAGATCCGCCGCCACCGCCAGCCATGTCCGATGCACCGTAAGATCCTGAGCCACCACCATAGTAGCCACCGCCGCCACCACCGCCGTAGACGTTTCCGTTTACTGATCCACCTTGAAGATATGACCCAGAATTTCCAGTAGAGTTGCCACCGTTACCTCCAGTTCCACCTGCAGTTTGAGTTCCACCACCGCCAGTATATCCAACGTTATTTCTTCCACACTCACCTCTACGACCAGTTAGGCCTCCGCCAGCACCACCGTGGTTCTGTCCGTAACTTCCAGTTTGACAGCCGCCGCCACCACCAGCACCAGCAATTAGCAAAGGTGTTGTTCCACGGAATATTCCACAATATCCTCCACCACCTCCAGCGTACTGATTATCACCACCACCTGTAGAAGACCCACCACCAAATGGTGCGTTTGTTGCTCCTGGATTTGCGTATCCACCACGTGGTACACGAATAGTTAATGTTTCGCCTGGGGTTACTGGAATAATTCCACGAGTATGCCCTGCACCGCCACCAAAACCGCCTGTTGACCATCCAGGTCCTCCACCTGCTCCTCCTGCTGCCCATAACTTAACATAAATTTTTGTTACACCCACTGGCACCACCCAGCTTTGATCTGAAGCAGAAAAAGTAAATTGTGATCTGCTCTTATCCTGTGGAACAATGTTGACACCATCAAAATTTAAAACAAAACCATGACTAAGAAGCTCAATACGCTTAGATACTGGATCAAACTGAATTCCCACATCTCCAGCAACGTTTTCAACCTTGTTTGTTTTTAAAGTACTCATTAGCTCACCTTCACAATATTCATAACTATAGCTCTACCTGCTTCTGTATCTGGGGTACTTTGAACCAAGCTTCCGCCTGCTCTATACAGTCTAACTTGATATGGTACATTTACTTGGGTAATTTCTGCTAGCAAAGTAAACTGAAATGGTCCTGGATCATTTGCAACGTTACCAGTTCCATAGCTTCGTGCAATAATAGTGCTAGTAGCAGGATAGAAAACGTTAATACCTGTCCAAGAATCTGAAGCAGTATTTCCAATTCTCATACCCACTGTAATTTGATATACGCCAGGTAATGAAAAATAAATTTGATTTGATAAAAGACTGATATTTTTACTAATGGCAACTTCATCCCATAAAATATTTTGATGTCCAGATCCAAAACTTGTTAGGGCAATTTTATTAATTTGTGCATAAGCAACATCATTACGTAAGGCAACATCAACAATATCGCTAGTAGAATCTATTTTAGACCCATCTAGGTTTCCAATGCTATTTACTCTTAGCTGACTCATTAAACAACACTCCAAGCTGAACCATCTGCAATGGTCACAATAACGCCATCTGCGACTGTTAGTGGACCTGCACTCATTCCATTATACCCCGAAGGAATGGAAAGGTTTGAAGAAATGGTTTGTACGTTAAGTTTTACAACAGCTGTAAGATCTTTTGAGTTTTTCCAAGAAGATGTTGCTGCGTTGTATTCAAGAATGTCTCCATCTGAAAGTGATGTGATGTCAACGTCTAGTAGGTCAACAATGTTTGAAACACTTGGCTGATAGGCAATACCAGTTGTTGATACCCACTGACCAGAGTCAACATCTTCGTAATAAATATACTTTACACCAGTTTCAGAGTTAAACCATCCTGCTCCTTCTACTGGAAGCAATGGTGCTGTTGGACCTACGTATGTTGTGCTACCGCCAGAAGATGGAATAATCCACTCTGTGTCATAGTCAGCATTTGAATTCTTTGCAAGAACCATACCCTCAAGACCACCAGTTGGGAATCCAAGACCTGCTGGTCCAGTATCTCCTTGAGGTCCTGTGGGTCCTGTGATTCCCTGAGCACCAGTGGGACCAGTAACAGTAGAATCGGCACCAGTAGGACCGATTGGTCCCGTAGGTCCAGTCTCTCCCTGAATTCCTTGAGGTCCCGTTGGCCCTGTGGGACCTATTGCTCCAGTCGGTCCTGTCTCTCCCTGAATTCCTTGAGGTCCTGTCGGACCTGTTGGTCCAATCTCACCCTGGATACCTTCTGGAATAACAAGGTTAAGAGTTTGGAATGGTGCATCTCCAGTAATAGTTGCTTCAGCGTCAAGTCCTGGGGTACCAGTAGTAACAGTTCCAATAGACAACTCATTGGCTGGTCCTACATAACCACTACCACGAGTTTCTACCCACTGAGTAGATGTGCCGTCATCAACCCAAGTATACTCAAAGCTTGTGGCCGAATCAATCCATCGATCACCGATAGTTGGATCTTCTGGTGGGTCTTCTCCGTAGTAGTAAAGACTTCCAATTGGTCCAGTAGAACCTGTAGGTCCAAGTTCACCAGTTGGGCCTGTTTCTCCCTGGATACCCTGAGCACCAGTGGGACCAGTGGGTCCTATGGGTCCAGTATCTCCCTGTGCACCAGTTGGTCCAGTGACACCCTGCTCTCCAGTAGCACCAGTTGGACCTGTTGGACCAATGTCACCCTTGTCACCAGTACGAACAAAGGTAATTGCGATATCTTGACCATTTGTCCAAGATGTAACAGAACCAGAAAGATAGGCAATGGGTAGCTCATAATATGAATCGTGGTGATAGTGGTTGCCAGTAATAGAATAATAGACATAGTTGTCAGAATTAGCAACTTCATACATCTTAAAGTGACCCTTAATAGCAGATGTCGAATCATCAATTGTTTCTAGATAGTTTTGTACAGATACCCCGTCTGCATCAGTCCAACTAATGTAAAGCTCTGTTGCTGTGGAAAGAGTGTTGTTAAGATTTAAGTTTCCAGATCCAGGATTTTCATCTACCGTGCTAGTCAAATAGTTGTAGTCAAATGTAGCACCACCAAAATCGCCCTGTGGACCAGTTGCACCAGTTGGACCAGTTGGTCCCGTAACCATAGAGTCTGCACCTGTCGCTCCAGTAGGACCTGTTGGACCAATAGCTCCAGTTGGACCAATAGGTCCCGTTTCACCTTGAATACCCTGAATACCTTGGTCTCCAGTAGGACCTGTTGGACCTAGAGAACCTGTAGGACCTGTCTCACCTTGGATACCTTGAATACCCTGATCTCCAGTTGGTCCAGTTGGACCTAGAGCACCAGTCGGTCCAGTCTCTCCCTGATTACCCTGTGGACCAGTAGCTCCAGTCGGGCCTTGAGGACCTGTGGCACCTTGCGGACCTGTTGGACCTGTTGGACCTTGCAATCCATCGTAAATAGAATGCTTGATAATGTAGTTTAATATAATATATGGCTGCAGTGCACTTACTGGAGTTATGCTTCCAGACGCTGTTCCGTAATTACCAGATTGACCAGTAAATGCAGGCACATCGATTGAGTGTGCGTGAGATGATCCAGTTGTAGAGGAGTATCTTCCAAAATCTTTATTTGGGTCGTCAATACTCCAAGATCCAGCATCTGCAACTAGACCATAGTCTTGAGTATTACTTGAACCTGTTGTAGAAAAGTTTGCATCGTCTCTTGCTGCTGATGAAATCCAGTGCTTGTGAGATCCACCAGAAGCTGTGTCAAATGAGCCGTGATCGTGATTTATACTGTGTGCGTGCTGTGGAATATTAGATTCTGTTAGTGCTGTAGACTTTACACCACCAGTTTCTCCGAGGGTATCAAACTCTGTCTGACTAGAGTCGAGTGCAACAATTGTTCTACCCTTAAGATTAGGCAAATTAAAAGTTGTAGAATTATCTCCAATACCGTAGCTTGTGCCAATTACTGCAAAAAGATCTGAATAGGTGGTTCGTGATACGGCAGAGCCGTCACAGAGTAACCATCCTTCTGGGATAGTGTTAGATGGCCAAGGCTGAATTGATCCAGCAGGCATAGCAGCAACACCGCTACTTTCTCCACCACCAGATGCATAAAATGATAGATCGTTCCAATGAGTAACTCCATCACCAATTTTAAATTTACCTGCGTTGGTTCCAGTTGTTACATAGCCAAGCTCGGAGGCAGCTAGAACTGGGTTACTGGTCGTCCAATCATCATCTGATCCACGCCTGTGCAGGATAATTGCCATCTAAAATTGGGCCTCCAAGAAATTCTCAACTAAATAAAAGTTTAAGTAATTACATTATACACCATTGGCATTTTTAAAGAGGCTACCTAGAGAAAATGCCCTTGATAGCGTCAACCATTGATGCTTTTTTTACGTATGCTGTTTTGGATGGAATACAAGCTTCTCCTTGTTCCATCATTAGCTTTCTTAGATCTTGTACAGATATCTCTGCCAATCCATTGATACCCCATTTTTTACCCCAAGAATTTTGCAGGGTAACAGTAGGGTTGCCACCAAACTTAGGAGAAGAAACAGTATAACCAATAGCTAGAAGACAGTGTCCGCCAACATGATCTCCAGTTACAGAAAGCACACCATTTGGTGCCTCGTACATTCCGTCATACCAGTTAATACCAAGCACAACTGGTCCTTTTTGAATTAGTGCATCAATGATGTCATCAATGTTGAATGCCCAAGAATATGAAGCTATAGCTAAATGCTTTTCCATAACCTTTGCTCCAGCTAGAACAGAAGTTCCTTCGTAAGACTCTCCTGGATACTCGTCTACCTTTTGTGCACTTGTATATACATAACGAGCAAAAGGTTGTGGCGTCTTTGGTGCTTTTCCTGGAAGCGTCTTAAGATTCACAACAAATGGAGTGGCAAGTGCTTGTGCTGTCCACCCAAATCCTACACAGGCACCTTCTGATTTCTGATCCAGGATTGGACCTGCTACCCACAAAACATTTTTACGTGCTACACGTTTCTTTAAAATCCCTCTTACGGGAAAGTTCTTTGACCTTTCGTCAAATCTGGGAATCCAGTCTAATTTTCTATTCATAACCTAAGTATAGCAAAAAGAATACCCCCCGAGTATTAGTCGAGGGGTATCCGCTTGTAATGTTATTACATTGGCTCTTCAACTGCTGGAGCCTGGTCAGCCTTCAAGGTGTTCTCTACAACCTTGTTAGCTGCTGCTGTAGCCTTTGGTGTTGCCTTTTTACGGGTAGCTGGCTTAGCTGCAGCCTTTGGTGCTTCTGCAGGTGCAGGAACAAAAGATGCTGGACGCAATAACTGCTTGACCACTGCTGGGTCTACAATAACAGAAGGCTCTGGAGTTGTTGCCGCATCCATGTACTTGCTGTTTAGACCATTGCGAGATACGTCATCAAAAGCTGATGCACCTGCAATGATAGCTGTTAGAACTACAGCAATTGCTGTGTACATAACAACTTCCCAGTTAAGGTTTGCAATGTCTCCTGCGTTGATAGCGATCAATCCAGATCCACCAACTACAGATGTACCAGTAATTGCCTGCTTGAATGTGCGAACAAACGCAACAGCTGCGATTACACGGTTTTTACTCGGGTACAGGTAGTCAAATACCTGCTTAACGAAGTGTGTCTTTTCCATATGTTTTCTCTCCTCCTTAAGGAATAATAGCGATTTCTCCTGGATAAATCAAGCTTGGATTTCCAGAACTAAAGTTTGACGCATTGAAGATCTCCATGTATCTAGTTGGATCTCCGAGGTATGCAGCACTCAAATCCCAGAGTGTATCACCTGGAACTACGACGTGCTGTGTACCGCTAGATACTGGTGCAGGAGCAGGAGCTGCTGAGCCACCACCTAGAATACGGTTAACCTCTGCCTGAACAGCATCATAGTTTGCACCAAGAGCTGCTACACGGTCTGGACCGTTACCAAACTCACCACGGATAACCGCAGCTGCTAGTTCAGCAATTGTTCCAGTTGCAGCAGGAGTTGAACCAGCACCAGGACCATCAAAGAAGGACTGGTTGTCTGGGCGAAGGTATCCGAGAATACCAGCCTTTGAAAGGTTTGCGTAGTGTGCAGCACCAGGATTCTGTGTCATGCAGTATACGTTGCTTCCACGGTCTTCTACAACAATGGCAACGTGGCTGTTAGGACCTGCAGGGGAACCCCACTCCCAAATAGCTACGTCTCCACGCTGAGGTGGACCTTGTACAGGGGTCAGCCATTCGCCTAGACCTGAACGATCAAATGTCTTCCACAGGCCACATGTGAAGCCTGAGTGTTGTGGGCATCCCCCACCAGCGTTTGTTCCTGTTTTCCAGAATGTAACGCCAAGCATGTTGACTCCATAGTGTGACCATAGGTCCCAGCATTGTGCTCCGTACGACTTATCCATCTCAATGGCTTTACCGTTAACACTATTTAGCCAGTTTTGAAATTGACTCATAATAAACTCTCCTTAGATCTTTAACAAGATCAGTTTAATTATACCATTAAATAATAAGAAATCAGGAGGGCATTAAAAAAGCTACTACCTAGGTAAGTGGGTATGAGAGAGAAAACCTAAGTAGTAGCTATATAAAATTATAACATAATCATAACGTTATCAAAATGTTATCAAAGAATATGAGGTTTTGGTATCAAGACATAGGAACTTGTGTGTATAATTGTAATAATTGATAAGAGAACTATAACAGCTAGCTAAGATATCTAGTATATATATATTAATATATAAGGGATTAGTTGTTACCAAAGTGCTTAAGGATTATTTCGAACATCTTGTCGACCTTATCTTCCAGCTTGTCTAGTTTGTGATCAAATCTTTCACTGTCTGTTTTCTGAGTTTCCGTAATCACTTTCTGATTTGCTTCTAGCCGTGTTACCTGATCTTTCATAGACGATCCACTATTAGGCTTAAGTTCGTGTCTGATGTCTTCTAATTCTTGTTTAGCAAATGCTCTGATATAGAAACGGAGAATAGCAAAGACAATTCCTGCTACAGCTGATATTGCTATGATTAAACCTAGAATCCCCTGCCATTCCGAAATTGTCATGATATTACTATTATAGTGTCCTTTTTAAAAGTTATCCACAACATGTTGATAACTAAGATGAATAAGCATCGCAAAGCTCGACGGCGTAAAGTTCGCGGTGAGAATTACATACCCAAACCTCAAACCTTAACCTCCCAGAATCCGAGATATGGTTTGAATATGGGTAAATGTTACAGATATGTAACAGAATGATAACGAAATGGTAACAGATAAGAATGTTCGTTCCGATTTAAACCAATTATTGTGGTTTGACACCAACTTTTCCTGGTTTTCGGAAGGTACGTACTGATTTGAGTTGTTCGGAAAAACCGAATAAGTGAACTGTTCGGAAATCCCGAATAGTTGAATAATGACGAATATAACAGGCATTAACCAACTTTATGACGACTATATAAGGCATTAAATGAAAGTAAACCTCATTTAGCTTTCATTTGTTTTCTACAAAGTAAAGTTGTCTTTCATTTGACATAAGACATGTTAGGCGATATGTAAAGTTTTTGCGATTTTCTTTACATGTTATTGCAATGTGTAAAAATATTTGCTATAATTAATATGTTAAGACCTAGCTACGCAGGAAATCTTAGGATCTACGGTGGCTAGGTTGTCTATCTCACAAGTGTTACGGCAGCATGACAGATTCCAAACCTGTTGGACGGGGTTCAATTCCTCGGTGGGGTGCTACAATAGAATTGTCTCGATCTCCCCCTCTGCTTGCAAGGGGAGATTTTCTTTGCTATAATCGTATTAATGAGAAGACAAGGTCCTTCTCGGCGTAGTTTACTAGGCCACATCATGGTGAAGGAAGTCCTTCCCACAAAGAGTAACAATAGAGACCTCTGCGAAAGCCGACGACCTATTGGATCCCCCATCGGAGGCTGCGGCAGGTGGGGGATTTTCTTTTGATATAATAGAAGTCCCAGTCAAGAAAACCAAGCTCCCCTAACCGTAGATCTCACATTCTAATTTACGGCTAGGGGTTTTTCTTTCAAACCTTGACAAACCTTTTCAAATGGGTGTACAATATATCTATAGCTCCTCATACGGCATAGATCAGATATATATTGGTTTAATACTATGACCGATTATGGGGAGTTATCCTTTTGTGGACAATGCCTCCTTCGGAATCAGACAAGCTGATTGATACCGTCGAAAATTTGATATAGTAGATTATGGATTGTAAACATAATTGGAAAATAGGTCAAACCGATAGCCACAATGGCGGATACATGATTATTAAATTTTGTGTAGACTGTAAGACCACTGAAGGCACTGGCTTTGTTAGTGCAGAGCACGAAATGAATTATCTGAACTCAATGCTTAAGACGTGATAAAATAGATGTATGGCCAAAGACGTAAAGTTTACAGATCTGTTTGATCCATCACAACCGAGATCAGATAGAGAACTCATTGAGCAGCGTTTAGAAATTTGTAAAGGCTGTGAGTGGCTAGATAAGCGTCTAACAAAATGTCGTAAGTGTGGATGTTACATGAAGCTCAAAACAACGTTAGAGAAGGCCGTATGCCCTATGGGGAAGTGGTGACGTTTATGTGTGGAGATACCTGTACTTGCAAAAAGAAATAGTGTCTGATAAAATTTAGATACCAAACCATAAAGGAGAGAATATGGAAACAATGAAAGACGGATACGTCAAATACTATCAGGATAAGACCTGGCTAGCTGAACAGCTACAAACCAAGACAGTTCGACAGATCGCTAAGGATCTACATGTGTCTTATAAGCTTATAAATAAATGGGCTTTGACTTATAACTTGATTAAGTCTACCCCCGAGTTGAAGCTACCATAAATGTCAGAAGAAATTACGATCTACTGGGCACCAGCAAACTACATGCCAAGCACAGAGTCTATGGCTATGCTGTATCGCAAACCAGAGAATGTTTATACAAACCTTCATCGTGAGAAGATTCCTGGATCTCTTATGTCGCAATGTCCTGCTGCACGAAATACATTAGACAATGTGTTTGTATTTAGATCAGCTATCGATGACGAATTTGAAATTCCAGACTATTACTTTGAGAACGAACCAGACCCAGCAAAGAGTCCTCGTATGAATGTAAAGTCTATTGCAGGAATGTATCATGAGAGACCTTCTAGCTTCCCCGACCAAATTGATGTTATCTATAATCTATCATGGTTGTTCTTTTCATCAGAACCAGTCGTAGCTAGATTTACAGCTCCATACTTTCCTGCTGTATCACCAATGGAAGGTGCACGTATGTCACCAGGAGAGTTTAATATTGGTAAGTGGTATCGCTCTTGGAACTTGGATTACCACATTCCTAAGACTACCCGAAAGTTTTCAGTCAAAGAGGATGACCCACTGTTCTTCCTTGAGATCATGACTGACAAGAAGGTTGTGTTTAAGCGTTACATGTTTAACGAGAATCTACTTGCTCTGACTAAGGAGACTAGTAACTCACCAAACATCTATGGCCGCAACAAGACTTTGGATTATCGCTACCAGCACTCAGAGCAGTCTATGATGCCAGAGATGGTTCTGTCTGAGATCCGTAAAAACGTTGTTGAGTAAAAATCTGAAAAATTTTGAAAATCAGAATTACAGAAAATCTGAATAATTTTTAAAGATGTACGATACATGATTTGAGTACTGGGTGGGGGGTACTTTTTAGTGAGCACACGGCGTGTCGCTTGACATTGTCCGTGGGTCGTGATTGAATATATATATCAGGAAATAACAAAGGACAGAAAATGAAACTCGTAGCACTAATGATTGTACTAGCATCACTCTTCATCACAAGCTTTGCCTTCTCATTCGATTGGGCATCAAGCATTGACTACACTCCTATCACTCAGAGTATGGCACCGATTGCTATCACTTGGATGCTTGGTGTAGTTGCTGTCTCTTGCCTTGGTGGTCTTGTTGGTGCAGTATGGGAACACATTGAATCGAAGGAGTTCTAATGGAACACTCTAAGCTATACTATCTCGTACGTGGATTTGTTCGTGGCATTGTCTATACAGGAATGATGTTCTTGATAATGCTAGGCTTCTATGCATTCATCTTGGGTGTGTGGTCTCTTGGATAGGGTAGGTGGGGTAGCAGGGTGGGTATGTATAGCCTTGCTACTGATCAATACTATTCTTATCATCATCGGCGTGTTGCCTTGACATACCCTGGCAAATGAGGGGCCGCCTGTGGATAACTATGTGGATAACTCTTGTAAGTAGCCTACAAAAAATAGGCTGAAATTTTGTGGCTTTTGGGCTTGCTTTTTCTGGGATAGGGTATAGACTGATAATATAAAGAAAGAAAGAAAAAATAAATAGAGAATATGAGCCTTAGAAATAAGCAAATAAGATTCTCACTAAAGAAAGGAGTTCATAATGAACTTACTAAATGAAATTGGATTAGCGTTTTGCGATATCTGTGATAACTATACAGAATCAGTATTCTGTAATGAATGTCAGGAAGAATCCTGCAAGATATGCCTAGACGCATATGGTTGCGAATTCTAATGGGATTCTTCAAGATACTCACACCAGAAGGTGTAATCGATATAGAGGATATGTCAGCAGAAGAACTGCTAGGCGTACAAGTAGAACTAATGAAAGAAGATAACTAATATGGATAATGAAACAACTACAGAATCAATCGATAACGAATACAGTGTGCCTACCTGGTGGACTAACTCATATGGTCGATCCAATAGTAGTTATTGGGACTAACGGCGTGTCGACTTGACATACCGCCAAAATTGGCGGCCCCCTGTGGATAACTCTGTGTATAACTTCGTTATAATTCCGTTACCAAAAACCCCCCGAAAATGCCCCAAAATGTCAGTGGGTACTGTTACTATGTAAATATAGAAAGAAAAACTAAATATGGAAATAAAAAAGAAAGTCTCTTAGAAAGGAGAACTAAAATGTTCAAAGTAATTATCAAAGAAAAAGATGGTGGTTTCGTTCACGAAACTATGTTCGTAGGTTTCAATGAAGCCGAAGCCATCGAACGGGCTTATGCTCGTGATGACTTTTACTCGGTTTCAATTAGCCGTGTTCGTAACTAAAAGAAAGGATTCCAAAATGGATGAACTAATGAAAAGCCTACTATCGGCAAAGATGCGTGCTTTTGAAGATGCTATGTCAGATGACGGTCGTATCTGGAAAGCAAGTCAGGCTAAGTATGACGAATTGCTATCGGCACAGAGTCAGTACACTGACAAGGATGTCTTCAACGCCTATCGTAAAATGATTGGTGACTAACGGCGTGTCACTTGACATACCGCCGATTTGGCGGCCCCCTGTGGATAACTTTGTGGATAAGTTTTTTCTTACGTTACGGCGTGTCGCACCCCAAAATGTCAGTGGGTGGGTATAGACTTTAGATATAAAGAAAGTAAGAAAAAGAATCTAAGAGAAAGGAATCCAAATATGTGGATTGTACAAGTAATTGAAAGAGGAACTGGAAAGTTGCTAAACGAATTCTGGGGTCGCGATCGCGATACCGTAGACGCTAAGCGTAAAGAATTCGAATTGGAATATCCTAACCAGAATGTATGTTTCGACTACAACAGTTAGAATGTCCGTGGGTGGGTGTAGAGTTTAGATATAAAGAAACTAAGAGTTAGGAAATAAAAATGATTGAATACAAAGTCTCAGGTAAGTTAGCAACAGGTGAGCGTTTCACCGTATTCGCTATGGCTTCCAACACTTGGCACGCTCAGGCAATTGCCAAGAAAATGTACACAACTAAAATTGTGGCAATGTCTGCCTTCAAGGCATAATGTCCGTGGGTACCGCTAGACTTTAGATAACAAAGAAAAGGAAATTGAAATGACTCAGTACACTTGCCCAGAATGTGGCTTCAAGACTAAATTTGCTCACTACAACACCTCACTTGCTGAGTTGCGAAAGCACCGTGAGTTAGAGCGTGCTATTGCTCTCCACCCAGCAGGAAAGGGTCTCAAGTAATGGAAAAGCTAGGCTATGAAATAACTCTAAGAGATGAAAAGACATTCCAAGACATAATGTCACAGATTGTCTTTACCCGTGAGGAAGCTCAGATAATTATCGACAACTCTAGGGATATTCCTGGGGTATTCCCACAGGTAATTTATGGAATGTACCCCGAATGTTAACCTGTGGATAAGTTATACACAGGCGGCCCCCCGTCGTTACCAAAAAGTTATTAAGTTAATTAAGATAAACGCTGCAAACCGCTTGAAAATGTCTGTGGTTTGTGTTAGATTTGTTTTACAACGAAAGGAAAACTCATGACCAACATTCTCGCAATCGAAGAGTTCGACACCTCTGTCTTGGCAGACGCAATCCTCGGGGAGGACAACGAACTTATCTTCCTGACCGACGAGGACCAGCGTGAGGAAGACCTCTTCGCTGACTCCGCAGACGACTGGTCTGACGAGTCCTGGATGGATGCCGATGCTCTTGCCTCTGCTGGCTGGGGTGACGACGAGGACTACGGTGGAGCAAACGATGGTGGCTTCTATGGAGACGACTACTAGGAAGCGGCCCCCGATCGCCAAAAAAGTTTTAAGAAAGTTTAAGAAACACGGCGTGTCGGGGTTGAGAATGTCAGTGGGTGGGTATAGACTTTAGACATAACGAAAGGAAAACTAATGACAACTGTAACACTCTCCGTAAAGGTTCTGAACGAACTAATCAAAATTGCTGATGACTTCATCGCAGACCCTTACGCCTCGGAACTCTCTAAGTCTTACTTTATCGGTAAGCGTGACGCCTACAAAAACATTCTCGACACATTCGCTAACTAAGAATAGGAAATAAATAAAATGATGACACGTAAAGACTACGTTGCTACCGCTGAAATCCTGAACGACTTCTACCAGGAAATGTCTATTGGCTTGGAAGAAAAGTTTGACAATATGGTGAACGACTTCTGTGCTATGTTTGCTGAGGACAATGACCGTTTCTTGGCTGTAAAGTTTGTAGACGCTTGCTACAAGGTGGAGGTAAACTAATGCTAGACCTATTGTTCTGGGGTATGTGGTTCAGCCTAATCATTGCTGGTATCATTATCGTTGCTCAGCGTAATGAGATAAACGAACTAAAAGAAGCAAACAAAAACCTCAAGCTCCCCTTCTAGGGGAGTGCGAGGCGGCCCTTCGTTATCTAACTGTTACCAAAAGATCTTACGATTACGTTGATAATGTCCGTGGCTTGTGATAGGTTTATAGTATCAAAAGAAAAGGAAAACTAATGGGAAACTTATCAGCACTAGCACTTCAAGATGACGAACTAGGCTTCACACTTGAACAGCAAATTAGCCTACACTTCCAGACGAATTGCTATCCTCCAATTCCTCAGCAGATGGTTGATACAGCAGTCGAGGCTATTGACACCGTGAATGACGGAGAGGGTCACCTCAAAATCAAGTTGCCAGAGGGTGTTACATTCCGTGGCAGTGAGTGGGTCAAGGCTTGGGATATCGTTGAGTCATACCGCTTGGGTATGTGGATTATCGAGAGTGAGTTAGACTAATGACTAAGCGTGAGACATACATAAAGCCAGTAATCATTACTGACCGCAAGCTAATCGAACAGCTAGCCTTGGATATGGTTGAGATGCATAATGAGCGAGCATTCAACCTAGAGTACTGGCCAGCAGCGAGAGAGTTTGTAACTAGATTCCACCGTGGAGAACTAAAAGCAAAACCTAGGAGAGGATAATATGGACGAGCAAGCAGAAGAGATCATGGCAGACTACCGAGACTACATGGCTAACCCTGGAGCATATACCATGCAGGACTTCGAGGATATCTTCCAAGACCGAGACCCATTCGAATTCATCTAGAATGGGCCTTCGGGCGGCCCCCCAAAATCGGGAATGTCAGTGGGTCATGTCATAATTAGTTTATGAAGAAAGCGAAACCACCCCAGAAAATTCAGAACACGGCATACATTATTGGTATGCGTGAACTGCGTAAGTCCAATGCCTCTGGCACACATGACAACCGACCAAACAGACTGCGAACCCGTAGCACTGTAAAGAACCGAGCAATCAAGGAGTATGCATAATGGAAAAGGAAGTCCTAGTCACTTGGCGAGATGACCCACGAGACGAGTTTTTTACTTATGTCGTTATCTCTGATGACTTTATTACTGATTACTCAGAAGTAAATGACGACGGTGTGTTTTATTATTTCAGTACTGTCGAAGAATATGAAGATGCACTAGAAAACGGTACAGAAGAATTTACAATTAGGGAGTATAAGAACTAATGGCACTAGACCTATTTATCCGAGTAGTGGACACTGAGACTGGTACCCCCACAGACCTGTTCACCACCCACAACCTGACCTCAAAAGAATTGGGTATGCTCCATATGCTAGAGGAAGCAATCCAGTTCAACAAAGAAATTATTTTAGTAGATGACCTTGACTAATGTCCGTGGGTACTGCTAAACTGTAACCAAACCTCAAAAGAAAGGAGTCCCTAATGGGTCTCGATATGTACCTGGAAGTCCGTAAGTTTATTCCTGCTAACAACTACAAGGTTGTAGATGGTGACTATCAGCGTGAGAAGAACCGAGACTATCTCGAAGTTCTTACCGCCTCAAACCTCAACAGCCTAGCCTCAGACGAAAGCGTTGGCCTGTCTGTAACTGAGACTGCTATCTATTGGCGTAAGTCTAACCAAATCCATAACTGGTTTATCACTAACTGTGCTAACGGTGTAGACGAGTGCCAGCCTGTTTATGTTAGCCGTGAGAGGTTGGAAGAGTTGCTGTTTACTGTTACAGATGTTATCGCAACTAAAGATACGTCTGAGTTAGAGCCTGTTTCTGGTTTCTTCTTTGGTTCTACTGAAATAGACAAGTGGTACTGGGAAGACCTCAAGCGTACTAAGAAAGAGTTGAAGACTCTGCTAGACAAAACTATCACAAGCGATATTTCATTTATATATCAGGCTTCTTGGTAATACCATTGGGGGTGGGGATTGACTTCTCTACCCCCACGGGGGCCGCTGATCCGTTACCTATTCGTTATTAAGATAGTTAAGAATACCCTTGCAAATGTCCGTGGGTAACTGTATAGTTATTTATATAAGGAAAGGAACACCCCATGACAACCACAATCGTAAAGCCAGAAGTAACCACCCGTATCAAGAACTACACTGGCATGTATCGCAACCTACTCATGAATGCTACTCTCGGTCAGGTCGAAGAGGCTAGTGTCTGGTATCGGGATGCAGAAGAAGTTGCAGAAGAAGTTGCTCGCAACCTAAACACCACACTTGAAGTTGGTGCAAGCGTTGTCTCTGCATTCTCACCTCGTGAGCGTTGGGCTAGTAATATCTCTAAGGCTATTGCATTCTCGCTTGGTCATGAGGTAAAGGGTTTGCCTAACAACTACAAAATGGCACAGACTAGCATTGACTTAGGGTTTGACGCTCTCAAAGGTCCAAAGACTAATGCATTCGCTCGTGCTATTGCAGGTGACAAAGACGCTGTAGTTATTGACATTTGGATGTGTCGTGCAGCTAACCTGGGAACTGACTCCCCCTCTCAGTCTCAGTATGTAGAACTGTCTCGTGCTGTGCGTAAAGTTGCAGGAGAGTTTGGTCTGACACCTCGTACTGCTCAAGCTCTTATCTGGGTCATCGTTCGGGGTAGTGCTTCATAGGCTACCCCCAACGGGGATCGGCCCCCGACCGTTACCAACCTGTTATAAAAAAGGTTACGATAAGGCTTGACACCCCCCAGATTTGATGTCATACTAGATATATCAAGTAAACGACTTGGTAAAACAAATCAGTCAAAGTTGGCTCACTACAAGGAAGCAGTAATAAAATGAACGCAGTAATCGGAGAAACCTTTACCACTCAGGCATCTGGTGTATCGGGTATCGTTGAGGAAATCGTGAAGAACGCAACTGGCTCAAGCCGTGTTCGTCTCACCCTCGCAAACGGTGACACTCGCTGGACTACCGTAAAGTAGTCTAACCGTAGGTGGGTTCGCTACCCGTAATGTCTGGTTTCCGAGAGGTAGCCGTGTCTAGCCAGACCCCCACCTACACACTTTCCAAAAGGAAAACAGACCTGGGTATGTCTGTCTAAACTACCCAGACACTAACCCCTAGTAAATAAGAAAGTAGATAAACAATTATGGCTCGTTCACTCTCTGTGAAAATCCCTACCGCATCTCTCATTGCTGACATTGAGGCATCTCTTGCTAAGATTGAGGCTGACTTGGCTGTGTACCCTGCTCAAATGGAGGAGTACCGCAAGGCTAAGGCAGACCACCAGAAAGCAGTTGTTGAGGCTGTTATCAAAGCACTTGGTAAGCCAGAACTAATTGGCAACGAGTATGACTCGCCTATCCGTGTATCAAATGAATACGGTAACTCTGTTCGTGTTAGCGTGAACTCTGACCTGCTTGGTTTGCCAGAAGCACCCAAAGAACCAAGCAAGCCAAATGAGTCACAGCACTTTGGTCGTGAGTATACGACACGCAAGTCCCTGCTAGAGCGTAACCTAAAGGTACTGAAGATGACCTCTCAGGAGGAAGTCTCGGCAACTACCTACAACACGGTGATTGACCTACTCTAGTAATTACTCCTGGGTATGAGATAAAACTGCCTCATTAGCCTGAGTATGCTGGTGGAATAAAAACTGCTCACCCACCCCTAGTTGATCGTTTGTCGTGATGGCTAGGGGATTTGGGCGGCCCCTCGCAAATGTAACGTTTAGGTTACGAAGGTTGACAAATACCCCCCACAGCTGTCATACTTGTATTACCGACAAAGAAAGAAGGCCAACATGGCTACATACTTTATAACATCTGGCAATACCTATTCCGTGCAGGCGGACAGTGAAGACGAAGCTCTTGCAATCTTTCACGTCTCGCAGGGTAACGAGGATGCTGATTACTGGCCTGAGTTTGATATCACTGAAGAAAAGCTTGACATGGTCGAGTACCAAGAAGCTGACACTGTAGTTGAATTCGTAGGCAACTAATGGATGAACTAGTATCTGAGCTGCTGCAGTACTTCCACAAGAAGGAAGACGAAGCTGTTGAGTCGATGAATGAACAAGAGACCGACGGATGTCCTTTCGAAGCTGCATATGAAGAAGGACGTGCAGAAGCTTACGCACATGTACGTGCATTCATTACTGGTACCTTTCTGGACCACAAGCAACGTTTGTTTTAATTCTCGGTAAGGGGTTACCGATGATGGCCTAGGGTTCTTATTCCTTTCTTTCCCCTAGGCCAGGTCCTGAGCATTGATCTGAAACTGCTCACTCTAAATACCCTGCGGCCCCCCGAATGTAACAGTTTAATTACGAAGGTAAGAAAATACCCCCCAGATGGTTGACAAGATAGCTAAACACTGTCATACTTATATAAGTAAGCAATTCATCCCCTAAAGAAAGAAGTAGCCACATGGCACACGAACTAGAAATCGACTCAGTAACTGGCAAGACTACCTTTGCCTCTTTCCGTGAACCAGCTTGGCATGGTTTGGGTACTGTGTTCGAGGAAGAAGTAAACACAACCAAGATGCTAGAGTTGGCACACTTGGACAACTGGAATGTTCGTCTTGAAGAAATCCCTATGCCTGAGAACTTTACCTCAGACAAGACTAACTATTTTGTTGCTCGCTCTAACCCATTCGACAAGAAGCAGACTGACGTGCTTGGCGTTGTTGGTGAGCGTTACCGTACCCTCCAGAATGAAGACCTGTTCTCATTTGGTGACAACATCCTAGACGGTGGTGGTCGCTGGGAGACTGCTGGTTCTATCAAGGGTGGTCGTCAGGTGTTTGGTTCCATTGCTCTTGAGCGTGAGACTGTCCTAGACCCTAACGGTGTTGGTGACAAGGTAAACACCTACCTCCTCGTCAACACATCTCATGACGGTTCTGTAGCGATTCAGGCAAGCATCACCCCTGTGCGTGTTGTCTGTGCTAACACTCTGAACCTTGCTATCGGTGGTGGTGTAGGTCGCAACCGTAACATCAAGCAGTCGTTCAAGATTCGTCACACTCAGACCGCTGAGGGTAAAGTTATCGCAGCTCGTGAGGCTTTGGGACTTGCTAACGCATACATGGATGAATTCGACATCATGGCAAAGGCTATGATTGAGACTGAAATCTCTAAGGCTAAGTTTGACGAAATCGTTGCTCTTGCTTACCCCATGCCAGAGAAAGACTCTAAGGGTTCTCTGTCCAAGTGGCAGACCAAGCTGGAACTGATTGAGGACATCTATCAGGGTGAGTTCAACCACATGATTAGTGGAACCGCTTGGGGTGCGTTCAACGCAATGACTGAGCGTCTCGACTGGTACCGTTCTGGTCGCAAGGGTAACAACGAATCAGTCTTGGCTTCCGCATCTGGCTTTGACCCTGCTATCAACGCAGAGAAGAACCGTTTGCTCAAGGTTGTTCAACTAGCTACCGCATAGGCGGACACTCCTAGGCATGAGAATAAACTGCCTACCCCACCAGGATCGGGGGCCGCCAATGTTTATAACTATATATATAGTCATTGTGCAATGATTACGATAGGGTAACAAAACGCCCAGAAATATTGACAAACCATTTTATCTAAGTCATACTTATTATATGAACGAAATACAGGATATGTTTGCTAACGCAATCGACACAAGTGTAATCGGAAGACTAACCCCAGAACAGTTAGACCAACTGTCAGACATATTGAAAGGATACTAATGGCTAAGTTCTTAGTTAATATGAGAGTTGATTACTCTTTTGATGTTGAAGCTGATACCCCCGAAGAAGCAGAAGCTTTGGCTTGGGAGTATGACTATCAGGAAGACGGCACGTCATATGACGGTGTCTACTCTATTGAGGTTGACCAATATCTAGAGGATGAAGAAGAAGATGAGTAGTCATTACTTTGCTAGCGACGGTAACTACGGTAGTGCTGATAAGGTAGTTATTGTTAAGACTAGCCATTGGACTGCTGCCGATTGGGAAGAGCTTGAAGAAGCTTATGACCTTGACCGTGTCGATGTTGCTTTATCCATTGATTCAAGATATACTGGTTAACATGATTGAATGTCCTAACCATGAGGGTAGCTTTGACTGTACCCCCTTTTGTCCACTATGCGAGGGAGAGCAAGAATATGATAACAATGCGTGATGACTTAGAGAGTCTTGAATTATACTTTGATTATAAAAGTGCACAATACTTTTATACCCCAAACCCTCCTGGTGTGATCTGGTTGACACCAGAAGAAGCTGATCAGATGTTTGGATCCGACACCCCTGCTAACTTTATTGACGAACTAGAGGAGATCTAATGAGCAAGAACTGGTATGAAATGATCGACGAGATTGATCGACTTGAGGCTGAGTTTGAACGAGCGGTAGCCCAAAGAATGAATCCATAATAACTATTGACTTTTAACCCCATAGCTGAGAGAATGGATATATGACTGAATTAGAGTATGATGAATGGTTTGACAAGTACAAGCCAATTACAAATGACCATAATGAAATCCGTATCTATGAGACCTATGGGGTCGACTTAGAGTTTATTGAATCTATTATTGAAGACAATCGTGTTTGGACATTCCTCGACGGTGGCGACTTTAGTGTAATCACTAATGGTGCTATGTTTGTTAATCGTCTCTGCTACTACGTTACCGAGGTACCGTGGGAAGGTGAGGCAGGCGACATTGAGATTGACCTGTACGAGGCTGATGAATGCGACATCACAGGTGAACATCTTTGGATGGACTACCTCCGTGAAATGGATATGAAGACAATTCAAGTTTGCCAATTTTGTGAAATGAGTAAGGATGACTATGACCTCTATGGTTAAAGAACTAGTAACTGATAACTTCGACATCAACGTTTACAATCGTGGTGCTGACATGTCTACGATTCTTCCTCCCGAGGAAGCTTACACGGAATGGATGCTGTGTCCATATCGTCTAGAGTGGGATGGTGATAACTATTCTATTAGTGATGAAATGGAATCACTGAACCTAGTACTCACACAAGAAGAGTACCGTGCTTTGACCCTAGGCCTTACACCAGAACATGGTGGAGACTACTATGGTGATGACGACTTCTGGATAGATGCTAATTCATTTAAAGATGTATATAAGACCATTCCCGAATCCGTCAGGGTATGGCTTGACTTTGTAACCTACAACCTGTAGACTGGATAGACTATGACAAAAACTACTTTTGAGAACAAGTGTAAGATACTAGGTGACTTCTGGGTTGCCTATGACAGAGAAGATGACGAGGGTCGTTGGAAGAACTTTGTGGATTATGCCACAATGAGTTTGCCATTAGCGTTTATGCTAAGTTTGGAAATGATTGAACCCAAAGGCAAGCACGCCTACGATTTGATTGACGAGGCTTGGGGTTTGTTCCTTGACTTGCTAGAGGTTAGCGACAAGGGATATACAGACCTCGAAGAATTGTTGCCGACAGGAGAAGATGTATTGTGAGACGAAGCCAAACCAAAGAACAGAAGATTGCCAAGATGTTAGCAGATATTCTAAACGACATCACGCTAGACCTTGACCACGTTGGCAAGTATTTAGCAATTCATTCGTCTAGCGTACAATTCAATCGTATCCAGCACATTGCTGAGGTAGCACAACTTGAGAAAGAAGAACAGTATGACCGACTCGCTCACCACTCCCTTTTCTAGCCGTTGCGATATCCTTGCGGAGTTGTGGATAGGATACAAGGGAGACCAGGAGTTTCAGGACTTTATCCAATACAATGACCTAGGGTTGCCATTGGCTTATGCTATTTCTACAGAGATAGTTGCGGCTACGGCTAAGTCAGAGATGTTCATCAACGAGACATTTGAATTGTTGTTAGCAGGACTAGAACTAGAAGACGAAGGGTTTGATAGTCTAGAGGACTTGCTCGGGTTAGAAGAGTGATCGACCTCCTCCTCTCAGGGAAGCCTGGGAGGCTGGGGGCACTCGTTACCAAACCGTTACATTTCAAACCCTATTTACGAAAGACATTACGATGGGCTTCAAAAAATCGCTGGACTTTTTCTGGGGGAATATCAAACCATCAATATCAAACCAAGAAAGGAGATCAAATGGAAGTAGTATTACCTATAGTGTTAATAGCATGTATAGTTATGTTCTGGCTTAATACTTGGTTTAAAGGTTAGACATTACGATGCCCTCCAAAATACCGCCGATCAATGTATAACTATATAAGGTTTGAAAGGTTTGGCGGCATATCAAATAACAAACCATTCTTGATATTTATAAGCATTTCTCCTATATATAGAAACACTTTCTCCTGGTTTTGGATAGTTTTCCACAGGTTTTGATAAGTTATCCACAGGTTTATCCACAGGTTTGGACACCAGGATATGAGGTTTGAAAGGTTTGGATAGGGAGGTTTGGAGGTTTGGGATTACGATCGGCCTTGATACAGGCGTTCTCTTACCCAATAGACAAACCACAACATCTCCAAACCCTGTCTAATTATATAATCAGTAACATAATTGTGGATAACTTTTACACAATTGTGGATAACTTTTGGGGGTATTTAGATCTCTGTCAAACCAGGATATGGGGTTATGGGGGATATGGGGATAGGGGGTTTGGCAAAGCAAAAAACCCTAATCAAGACGATGTGTTCTGACTAGGGTTAATTGTTAATATAGGGATGATGGGGGATATTATTTATACCCCGAAATTTATGGTTTGCTCTCCATCCATAGATCTCCAGGAGTAGGATTGAAGATACTGTTTACCTTATCATTAGGATTACCATACCAACGCCATGTGACATTTCCTGGTGCACTTACTTCTTTCCAAACCTCTCCATCAAAGCGAAGAGTTTTCCATACTGGTTGCCACGTATATAGTTTGTCATAGGTAGTTTTAGCATAGTCAATTGCTTCTTGAGCTGCCCCCATAATTTGGGACTCAATGTATTCGTAACTTACCATAGCCACAGATCTCCTTCTTTGGGTTCTACACGTAATTTCCAAACCTGTCCATCCCAAGCATATATATTAGAATCATTAAGGTTTAGCCAAGACATACCAAGATGTGGATTGAGTGGTGGAGCTTTGTCTGCATAAACAGGAAACTTGTATGTGGCACCTCCCGTTACGTAATGTACCTCACCCTCTACTCCAGTAGGTTTTAGCTCTGGATTAAAGTAGTCTTTGATGTATGGTGCAACTAATGCTCCGATAAGTATTGCGAAGAGTGCTAAGATACCCTCGATCATAATCCCATCCAAGCTCGCATCACTACCGATATAGTTATAAACAACATTAACCACGCTATTGAAAATCGTGGTTTAAATAAAAACTCTTTCATTCTTCATCCAATGCTTTGCGTAGTTGATCATAGTCGTTGTTACTTAGGATAATCTTTTCTCCCTGTCGGTAAGGGTCTAGGGCAAGACTCTTGTTGAACTCAGCCCAGTGTTGCTTTTGCCATTCCGCTACTGCTTGTGCTTTTACTTCAGCAAGCCAACGGTCAAACTCGGTGGCATCTGTTCTGACATAGCGGTAAACCTTACGCACTGTTTCAGTATTCACGGTGAAATCACGTTCAAATACCAGTTCTGTGGCTGGTGGGTAAAGCTTAAGGTCGGCCCAGCAGCTAGAGCAATAAAGTACTTCTTCTGTTGTAGGTGTGTAATCAGACATTAGATAGTTCCTTAATTAGTTTACGTAAATAGTCTGCATCAGACTCTGAGAAGTTCTCATAGCTAAGGCAGTCAATAATGATTGCTTCTGCCAATACCGCAAAGTTTTCGTCATTAGACATTGCAGACTCACCACCATAACAACCCACATGCATCGTTAAACACCAAAGATCATCGTCAAACTCCTCAAGTCGGAGTGAGTTATAGGTGTACCCACAGGTATCACAGTCCCAGTCATCGCCAAGCATCCATGTGTGGTTGTAATCTACAATCATTAGTCTTCCTTCATTAGTTCTTCAAATAGCCAAGTCATATCGATAGGATTATCGCCACGCTTTGCTGCAGCTACTGTTTTGTTTACGTTAGCCATAATGCTAACAAAGATACGCTTACGTTCTTTAGCTATAGCCAGATCAGCTACACGGTGTCGTTCACGTACAAGCCAGTAGTCAAACTCGTTGTCAGCAATAGATCGATAACCGAGGGATGCCACAAAACCTTTACTGGAGGCTTCACGTAGCTGCTCGGTTGTAATCTCATTAATGTTTCTCATACTATAATTTTACTCCTGTATGGGTTGCTTGTCAACCCTTTATTTCTCCCGCCGAGCTTTCGCACGCCGAACTTAGCGTAGTGTATAATTAAACTATGAAGTGTTTAAGATGTGGAGATCAGGTCGACCAACTATGGATCGATCTTTGTGACCAATGCGTTGGTGACGTTATGGGTGAAGACTATCGATAGTCGTTCCAGCCCTTTAGTCTATCCAAACCAGTCAGTCGCTCTTCAAAGTCTTCTGGACCCCAGCCATCTTCATTCTTGCTAGCTTTATTAATGACTTTCTTAAGCCACTCATATTCTTTGTGTATAGACATGTAGAGGAAGTCTCTTAGTTCTTCTTGTGCTTCTTCTAGTGTGTCACACTTGGTACCCTCGAAGTCTGAGGCAACGTACCCATAATGATATGCCTGATAGTAAGGCTGGTCACCGTATGACCAAATCTTTTTTACATAGAAATGGCAGTCACGATCTTTGTGATGATCTGGTGCAATGTAATTAAGCCAAGCTTTAGTTAAATGTAGAATCTCTTCTTCAATGTTCATCGCTTCTTTCCTATCTCAAATCCTAACACAAACAAATGCTTTCCCCAGTACAGGTCGAAGGCACGGTAGTTACCACTTTTCCAGGTGTTAAAGCGGTAGTGCTTGGTGACGCTTTTATAGTGTCTACGAATTATTTTCATCTTCAGCCTCAAACTGAGAAAGCAGTACGTTAATGAATGCCATGTCCTGCTTACAGCCATCGCACCCATCTTCAATGCCATTAGGGCAATCCTGAATTTGCTGTGCGATTAAATCAATAATACGATTACGTTCAAAGACGACACCTGCCGCAAACGCTAGTTGTTCTTTCTTAGTGGTCATTAGTTATTCCTAATCAAATCAATAATGTTATCTGGTTGTTTACAGGATAGATAGTGTTCTCCGAATGAAGATGTATCACAACAACAGCTTACGTTGTATAGTTCCTTTATTAGTAACTGTATGATTTCTTCTTCTCGTTCTTCTCTACCCCGAAAGTATTCGCTACCTGTGGCAGTCACAATCGCAGACTCTTTTCCCTATGGCAACCAAACAGTATTCATGTTGGTTGCTATAGCATTGTCCAAATTTACTCATACTCCAATAATACAGTTAGGCTAGCGGTATGTCAAGTCTCGTGATAAAATAAAAGTATGAATTATTTTATAAGAAGAAAGTCAGACGGACACTTGATCGCAATCAGAAAGTTAAGTGTGCAGGAAGCAGAAAACCTAGTTAGTTACTTAAACTTTGCGGATGAAAAGAATGAATACTTCTACTCAACCTATTGACAATCAGTCGTCAATAGTTCATAATAGTAGTACTGGCATCTGCCAGGAATGTTCAGACGACAACTGTAAGGTGTGTAATGGCAACAGTAGACTTGCGAGGTTGGGACACTCAGCTTGACCCAATGGCAGCAATTACCGAAATTGTAAACGATAATCTAAACGGACACGTTGATGCTAAGACTGCTATGTCTTATATCAATGCTATCTGTTGTGAGTGGAGGTTCTAATGCCTATTCATGTTGATATTAGGATTAATGATAAATACATCAATACCGTCCATATTGGGCGTGATGAAGAACTCAAAGGTACGGATGAAGTGCATATCTATACTGTTACAGATAGGGTTGCAAGCAACACCCGTCCAGATTGGTGGAGCGACGTGGCTGTACAGTTTGAGCACAAATACTCTGACGGAGTAGAGGTTTGCGTACGCAAAGGTTTGGAGGCCTTGTATGGATAATAAGACAGTTAAGGTTATCTTTGAGCAGGATGAATGGTATCCAGTTTATGTAGAGACCGATAAAGAGTTTGCTGGCAGCACCGAGATTGAGCTGACACAGTATGAGCTATTCAAGGTACGTCGTGTACTTCAAGAGTTTAAGCACGTACAGGCGATGCTTGCTAGCAAGATTAACAAAGATCAGTGATGAAACTATTTGTGATTGGAGTGGTTGCCTCACTGGCAATACCGCTATCTAGTTTTTTCTGGGAACAGGATAAGGCTGAGCCTTCTATTGCTAACCATACGGTTACGTATGCAAAGGTTGACCCTATCCCTACCCCAAAACCTGAGCCAGTCATGCTGACCAAACCTGGAGATCCATATCTAAATAGTTTGGCAGAGAGCATGGGGATTACCCTTCCAGTATTCTATGGAACGTGTCCTGTTTATGGACAGGACTCGTCTGAAGTGACTGGATGCTATTTTCCAGGAAACCATCACATTACCGTTACACACGTAGCTGATAGCTATGGAGAAGAATATATTTCTTGTGTAATTGTTCACGAGTTTCGTCATTACGATCAGTATGTAAAAGACCTGATCAGCATGGAAAAAGGTGTCATTACAAATCGTGACTGGCTTGAACTTGACGCATATAATTATGCTGGATGCTAGTGTCGGACTTGCCATTTATAAAATACGCTGCTATACTGGTGAACATGTTTTATTTTAAGAGGACTCTTGGTCTGATTGTTGGAACTGGCTTGGTGTGTGTAACTAGCACACCAGCCTACGGAATCGAATTCCCTCAATCTAATCAAGTAGAAGTTCAAGAAGTCAAAACAGATTCCCGTGCTATTGGTCAGACTATCAGTATTACTTCTGATGCTTTGCCAAAAGTACAAAGAGATGCGGTTGTTGTTGAGGCATCGATTGAGGTCGAGCCTGTCAACTCAAAGCCATCGACATCTTCACTACCTGGAAACCAAGGATTACTTGGTGCTGCTTTTGCACAGCTTGGCTGGGCAGAGGACTGTACTGCAATGGTTGAAAACTCTTTGCGTGCTATCGGATACTCAGTGCCAGACTTAGGTCCAATGCAATTTGGACAGTTTGGCGTTCAGGTGGATCATTCACAAATTCAGCCTGGGGACATTATGATGCGTCCTGGTCACGTTGCAATCTATGCAGGTGACGGTACGGCTGTGCATGGTGGTTTTGGATGGAGGAACGGTGTTACTCACACTAACATTGATTCTGATCCATACACCTACTCTGTAATTATTCGTGTTAATTAATGGTTGACATCTGCCCACCTTTATGAAATAATATTAAGGGTGGGCATGATGTTTTCCTACACATTTAAATAAACTATTTTGGAGAAGTAATGAGCGAACAACCAACAGACCAAGAGAAGTATCTTCGTAACCTTGAGTCTCTTTTTACAATTGCGATGCACAAGCTAGGAAACGATGTAGAGATTTCCGATGAAGAGCTTGCTGCAATCAGACCAGATATGGCACTTGATGTCACTACCACAGAGACTGGTCTGCGTCTTCGAATGGTAGAAGATGTACAAGAATGATGACCTTAAATCTGCCATTCTAACGGCAGGTGTGGTATTCTGTATAGTGGTAGGAATCTTTATCTACTTTATAATTAATTAGGAGAAACAATTTTGAAACCCGAACTATTGCTTGCTAAAGCTATCAACACCCTTAATCGTTGGAGTGAAGATCTTTTAGAAGATGACGAAAAGCTTCGTCCACTCTACCAGGCCAATGTTGCTAGCCTTGAGTATGCTCTTTTACACATTGAGAATCGACACTCGCCTGTTATTCGCAACGCCATTGCACTTGCCTATGCAGTGCTTGGCATGGAAGATGTCTAATTAACTAGTTATAATAGTGTGTGTGTGAAAACTGCGGTTTCATTTGTACTTGCGAAAAACCACACAGTGCTGTAAACTAATAAGACCATAAACGAGAGAGAGAATATGGCAAAGAAAAAAGTTACAGTTGATACTGGAACCATTGACCTTGGTCCTATTGTTGACCTAAAGGCAGAAAGAACACTAAGTTATTCAGACTGGAATGCGGTTCTTGTGCATCGTCATTACGACCCACTGCTTCAGAAGTGGGGTAATCTTTGCAGTAGAATCGTTACCAAGATAGTTGTACGAGCAGATAACGAAAAACCAATTCGCTGGTATCACACAGCAATTTATGATTTCTGTTATGACCAGTACGATCGATACGGAGACTATTACCGTGTCCTAGACAACAGCTTTGGAGAAGCAAAAGATGATGAACTATATGAAGTCCGTTAAGCAAACCTTTATTAATTTTTATAACGAGAACAAAACCTTGTCAGCAATCATTGTTGGTGCTATTGGGTTCCCCCTGGCTCTAGCTATCGTAGGTGGGGCAATGGCTCTAGTTATAACTATCCTGTCAATCTTCTTTGGACAGTTCTACGCTCTAGTAATCTTTCTCATGATGATTGTTGGTGGCATTGGAGGCTACATTTGGAGTCGGTAATTGATGTATTGGATGAAGGCTACGTTCGCCTTGTTGATACCCTCGGAGATGACCTGTCGGTAGTTAATGCTGCCCGTGTATCATACGATAAGGAGTCTGGTGACTTCGAACCTCGTGATGCTAAACTAATTCAGTTCTTGATTCGTGAAGGACACACTAGCCCATTGCGACATGCAGCTATGACCTTTGAGGTCTATGCACCACTGTTTGTTGCACGTCAATGGTGGAAGTATGCTGTTAGCTCTACTCATGTGGACGATCAGAATGGCTGGAACGAATCTAGTCGTCGCTACATTACTGAGGAAGAGAAGTTCTATGTTCCGCTTCCAGGTGAATGGCGAAGCAAGCCTGAGAACTCTAAGCAGGGTAGCGGTGAGCCAGTTGATCTTGAACTAGGACAGAAGCATTTTGATGCACTACTAGACATCATTGGTATCGGGACTACTGCGTACCATAAGGCTATGGATGATGGTATTGCACCAGAGCTAGCACGCCTATTCCTTCCTGCGTACGGCATGTACGTACGTTGGCGTTGGACCACATCCCTGCAGGGTGTCATGACATTTCTAGACCAACGTCTAGAGCATGATGCACAGTGGGAGATTCAGAAGTATGCACAGGCTGTAGAACAACTATCTACAGATGCATTCCCAGAGGTATTTAAAGCAGCTAAGGAGATTAAAAATGCTTAAACCAATTGAAGATAAACTAGTTCTACGTCGAGACAAGGAAGAGCAGACCACATCGTCTGGCTTTGTTCTTGCAGGCGTACAGGAAGAAAAGCAGGGTACTGGAATTGTCCTTGCAAAGGGACCTGGAAAGGTTCTTGATAACGGTAGCGTTATTGAAATTGATGTTGAGGTTGGAGACCGTGTAGCATTCTCTAAGTACCAGGGTACAGAGATTGAGCATGATGGTGAAGAACTTCTTATCATTGCATACCGTGACATTTTAGCCATCATTGGTTAACTAAATAAGCTATAATGGATGTACTTAGTTTTAGGAGTGAGATGTCAAACGCATACTCACGAATTGGCTATGGAAGATTTAAAAACAAGGAGACTAACGTGTCAGACAAAGTAGATCAGACTGGGTATGGAACACCAGTCTCTGTACCATTCGAGGAGACTATTGTGCCAAGCTACGAAGCTTCACCAGAAAATGAGTGGGAGCTTGCAGGTGAGGATGGTTGGCTAGACGACAATGTTCCCGTGCCAAGCCCACTCACAAAGCGTGAAGAGCTATACCGTATTCAGGAGTCTAAGCGTGCTGCTAAGATTCAGGTAGACCAGAAGATCGTTCTTGTGACCTGGCTTGTGGCTGTAGGTATCGCATTTGTTTCATCTGCTATCGTATCCTTTAATGGTATTACTTCTGTAGCTGAGTTTGTAGGACTGTCTGCCGCATGGATGGCTGGACTGTTCTTCTTCTTTATTGAGCTTATGTATCTTATCTTTCTTGTTGCATACCTTGTCCTTGCATCTCGTGTAGACGATGACGGCAATCCAGAGAAGACTGGTGGTGCACTATGGGGAATGATCTCATTTGCTGCTATTGCAGTTGGTGCTAACGCTTTCCACACCCTGGACTTCTGGAACTGGGACATTGTTAATCCACAAATGTGGGCAGGTGTTGTGCTATCTGTAGCTGCACCTATCGCTATCATTAGTGCATCCAAGATGGCATCTCGTGTAGTGTTTGCTAGAGCTATTAAGCTTTAGCATCACATGCCTTCGTAGCTCAGTGGATAGAGCAATGGGTTTCTACCCCATGTGCCGCAGGTTCGAATCCTGTCGAGGGTACTGTATAATTAGATAATATGATTAAGAATAATGAATGGCTTGATCCAATAGTAGAACAGTATAAAGAATACTTTGGGGACAAAGCAACCATACTATTTGATGTTGGTTCTCGTGATGGTCACGATGCGTCTTATATAGGAAACAAACTTAAGACTAGGTATGTCTACGCAATCGATGCCAACCCATTGGCGATTGAAAACATTAAGAAAAACTACCCAGGATTTAAAACCTTTTATACTGCCGTTCACGAGTATGATGGCACAACAGAGTTTACTCAAATAGTTTCTGATGACAAGGATCATGAGGGGTCTTCCTCTATCGAAAACTTTTCATTCTTTGAGGAAGCCACATACAATACGATTACTGTGCCAGTAACAAGAATGGATACGTTTATTGAATCCAATAAGCTGCAGGAAAAAACCATAGATATTGTCAAGGTAGATATTGAGGGGTACAGCTATGAATTTATTATGGGCATGGGTGACTACGTTCACAATGTCAAACTATTTCATTTAGAAACAGAAATGTTTGACAGACACCCAGGACACAAGAATAACAACATGGTTATAGACCTTATGCTTGAGCGTGGCTTCTTACTTTGCCATACATCGTATCAGTGGGAGGGTATCCAGGATCAAATCTGGATTAACTCAGGACTCGTACTGTGATGGCTCTGGAAACATTTCTTTAAGAACGTTATCATATAAGATAGCAAACGAATCATCATTGGTTGATATGAATGGTGAATTGTCTTTGTCGTATGTATAGGACTTTGATCTATACCTAGCATTGTTGTATGTCTTTACGTCAACGATCTCGCTACCGCCGATGTTTGCCAGGTTTCCATATACAGAACGTGGAGCAAGCGTATCACGTGGGACAACCTCAAGAAACTTTGTTTTATTAATTGGTAACGGCACGTGGATGTCGTAGTCTAAAGGTTCCTTTACCCCTTTAGACTGCATGTATTTCATGGCTCTGCCAAGTAGACCTGAGTATGCTGTGGGACCTAGCAGGTCCGTGTATGCGGCAATCTTAGAAGCAAGGGTGCCACCGTATAGGGGTAAAAAGTTTGCGATGTTTTCTAAAATAAAGAAGTCATCATTCATTAAAACAAAGTCTTCGGAGATTTCTTCTGAGCTTGCTGCAGCCAACAAACATGCGGCTATGTTCTTAAACTTGCCACCAGTATCCCTAACTGGAATGTGTCCACCAGCAAACCAATCTGGTTTACCTCCTACAAGCCACACACGGCCTTCTGGAGCGTTTTTAGCTATGGATCTTAAAGAGTATCGAAGCTCCTCATTGTCACCGCCACGGGTGATATAAACGTAATCCATCAATCAATTATATCATCTGCTATACTATTATCAATGAGTCTTACAATCAAACAGAGAATCGTTAACATGAGAATGGCAGGTGCCTCTTATGCAGATATCCAACGTGAATTGAATTGTGAAATGACCGTCATCTCTTATCATTTAAATAGAGACTCTAAAGTTAACGTATCAAAGAAGATGCGTCATGAGCACGGCAGCGAGCTAGAGGCGATCCAGGCATACAAAGAACGTATGGGTTGCATTGATTGTGAGAAGGACTACCCCCACTATGTACTAGAGTTTGATCACCTACCAGAGTTTAAGAAGTTTGGTCAGGTCTCCCACATCCTAAAAAAGTACGGTCCCGACAAGGCCTGGGAAGAGATTGCAAAGTGCGATGTGGTCTGCTCAAACTGCCACAAACTTCGTACCAATGCTAGATTATTCCCAGAAGAATATGCTACACTAGACTCATAACTAAATAGGGGAGTGAAAGGTTTTCGACTAGTATCGGATATCTGGAGAAGCATGTATTGACGGGCACAAACAATTCACTTGTGTCAATCGGATAAGTGCAAAATATAACGCCGAATACGCTCTAGCAGCTTAGGTTGTCTGCGAAAGCACCTTGTTAGCAGTGGTCACGCTGAGCGGCAAGTTCTTAAAATAAAGTGACGCTTCTTAGGATGGTATAGTTGGGCAGAGTGTTGCTAGTAACATCTCTGTCTGTATTAGTTAAACTAGCTAAACATGTAGAAGTACGGTTAGCCTCATACTAGGACCAGGGTTCGATTCCCTGCACTTCCACTTAAGCTGCGATGTAGCTACCAGAGACATGGAAGTCATCTGCTACTGCCAAGTTAAATGGAACAGACGATGTAAACGGTACGTCGTCACCATTATTTGCTGTAGTCCAAAGCTTAATGACATTTGATCCTGGTGTAGTTTGTGCAGAGATGGAGTAAAATTTGTTGGTAGAGTTATCGTGAAGATGACCACCACGAATATACTCTTCATACTTGGCGTTAAACGGTAGCGTCATGTAGTATTGTCCAGTACCAAAACCAGTAATGTTTGTCATCGTCACCGTGGCTCTAAAGTGTACAAGACTTCCAACCTTTACATAGCTACCAGCAAAAAGTGGATCGCCATTAAAAGTTGGCTGACTACCATTCAGGGTTCCACCACCTAGAACGTATGACGTATCTACAACAACAAGGTTTAGGTCTGATGCGGTTGCTGGATTAGTAAACCTAGCCATTACTGCTTTCCTTCTAAGTTGATAGAGATTACAGCAACCTTCATGTTGCTTGTTGATCCAATAACGTATAGTTCATCTTGTGAGTCTAACTCAAAAGAGATAGCGTGGTTGGCTGAAATTCTATATCCATAATTTTCGGTAGTCACTCCTGTGCCACCTACATAGATGTATCCAGAAGCGTTTACGTTTTGAATAGTGACGTCACGACCAGATGTTGTAGATGGCTCGGAGACGGCAACCTGTGTGGTTCCCACTGTATAAAGATTGTGTAATGTACTCATGTTTTAATTGTACCACTAATTACTCAAAGGCTGAGCCTTGCCAGAATTTTTTATTTTTCTCACGCTCTACGATGCCACGTGACCAGGAATACCCTGCGTCTCCACCCCATGCAAGCCACATGATGTATCCGTTAGATGGGTTTGACTGGTTTGCCCAATCCTTACCCTTCTTGTCTACCTCGTGACGAGAAAAATATGAGTACATACGCTTAACAGTACTAAGAGACAGGGTCTCTCCTCTAGCAAGCTGACCTGCACGAGTCCAACCTACAGCTGTACCTGCACCAGTTGCCTTCCCATCTTCCTTAAACTTAATTGCTCTACGAGCAGCAGAGCGTGCACCAGCAGGAGGAGAGTAGCCTTCTGCCTTTGCCATGGACTCAGTGTCATACTCAACTGTGTCATCGTCTTCCCATAGATCGTCTGCCTTCTTTGCAGGTACGCAGTTGGGGACCATCTTACCGTTTTCACCAGGCTTCATTCCTCGCTGCATATATCCATCCCAGCAGGGTCCTTGTGCCTTAATTAAATCATCCATTATATTCCTCCAAGAGACATGCCGCCACCAGTTGTTCCAAGTGCACCGTTACTGTTAAGTGCATCTGGAGAGCGTCCACGATTTGTTTTCTTTGGCTTCTTACCGTACTGACTTCTAATGCCAGAACCAGTCTTTCCACCTGCTCTACCCTGCTCTGGACGCTTAATACCAGCTCCAGGGTACTTTGGGTCAACAGTAAAAGACATGTCTTTAGCATCTTCTACGTTAGCGTAAAGAGCTGCTACATGAGCCTCTGCCTCTGCACGGGTAGCGTGACATCCAACTGTCTTACCAGCATCATCCTGTACTCCGTATCCAGAGCAACCAAGTGCGTTACCCTTACCGCTAATCTTGTATGGCATTAGTCTTCTTCCATCTCCATGCTAGAGCGTAACTGCCAGCACCACTTCTGGCAAGCAGTCTGTCGCTCTGCCAAGAAGTTTGCAAGGCCAAACTCGTTAAGTCCATTGGCTACAATACCTGCAGCAATAAGGTCTTCCTTGTGCTTCTCTACCGCATCGTAAAGATCTGCAATCATTTCTTCTGCATCTCCGACAATCAGTGGCTCTGAGATAGAGGTAGAGTCAAAGAACTCTGAGATTCTGTAAGGAGCGTAGGCGTTAAGCATACGGATCCACTCTGCATGTGCATCGGTTGCACCCTCAAAGTCTTCGTAGATCTTTCCGAAAAAACTGTGGAACTGTGCGAAGTCATCCGACTCGACGTTCCAGTGGTATCCTTGTGCCTTAAAGCGTAATGTAATGTTGTCTGCTAGCAGTGCCTTCAGTAGGCTAATGAGTTGTTCCATACCTATAATTATAACACAGCGGAGATGGTATACTATTATTACAATGGCAAAAATATTAGTAATCTCAGCAAACCCAAACATGTTAGACACAAGTTCTGGTGGGTCAGAAAGATCATTTAAACTCTTAGAATCTATTAGTGGGCATGACGTACACGTTGTGGCTTTTAGTTGGGGTGGAGAAGATCATAGCACTACCCTCGCAGATGGCACAAAGTTTTCTGTTTATGCAGCTGACCCAGGCACAGCAAGAAGAGGCAACAACCAGAGGCAGAGACTGGATGGCAAAAGTCGTGACCTAACCATTTACTTGCTAAAAGACTTTATGACAAAGTTTAAGAATGTTGTTAGAAAAGAGTTAAAGGATACTGATTTAGTTATTCTCGATCACTTTGCAACAGCACCTTTATTTGATGAACTTAATGTAAATAACTTACCAGTTATCTATGCGTCACACAATGCAGAGATCACACTTGCTGAACAACTATACAAAGTAAACTCTTTAGACCTAAAGGTTACGGCTCAGATGGAGGAGCTTGCCCTAAATCTTTGTGACCTTTACACTTACTGTTCAACTCAAGACGAGCAGAAGATTCGTGAGTTCTACAAGACAAACAAGAAGTCTGTGTATATTCCAAACGGTACGCAGATTAGAAAGCCAGATGCTGATGTATCCAGAAACAACAAAGTTGTTTTGTTTGTTGGTAGCGGTCACCCACCAAACGTTGTTGCAGCAAAGAACCTTCTTCCAATTGCTCAGGCTTTGCCAGACTACACCTTCAAGGTTGTTGGTGACGCAAGCAATGCTCTTAAAACAATGAAGCCATCTGACAACATCGAAATCCTTGGCAAGGTCGATGACGAAACATTAGACTATTTATTTAAGTCTTCTGGTGTATTCATTAACCCCATGGAGAGTGGAGCAGGCACACACCTTAAGGTTATGAAGGCGTTAAGCTATGGCCTTCCCATTGTTTCTTCTACCGTCGGTGCCAGAGGGTTCTCTGGAGAAGAAATTAGCTCATGTATGCTGATTGGAGACAATTCTGACGAAATGGTAGAAGCCATTTTAAAACTAGGGGATACCAAGGTATACGCTAGTTTGTCAGAAAGCAGCTACAAGCTTGCTAAGAGCTTTGACTGGGAGAAGATCCAGGGTGAATTTAAAGATGTTGTAGAGTCAATGCTAAGTGCAGAGGCACTAAACAAAGCAATCAAGAAATTGATCCCTAAAAAGAAGATACTTATGTATTCTATTATTCGTAATAGAGAAAAGCAAATGGGGCAGTACCACAAGCAGATCGCTGATGTGGTAAAGGCTTTCCCAGAACATGAGTTCTACTTGTCTATTTATGAGAACGACTCTACCGATAGCACTAAGAGGTTGTTGTTTAGCTTTGACTGGTCCATGCTTAAGGGTATCTCGATCATTAGTGAGAATGTTAACACTAAGTATTTTGGTTCTGTTAAGGATGAAGAAAGAGTTATGAATCTGTCCATTGCTAGAAACAAGGCTATTGAGGCTGCAGGCTTCTTAGATACCGCCGACTACGTGCTCATGTTTGAGGGTGACGTAAAGTTTGGTGTGGGTGACATCAGGGAGCTTCTTGAATTTGAAACACTTGAGCCAGACTTTGACGTTGTCTCTGCCATGTCTGTTCGTCCAAACGGTACATTCTATGACGTATGGGCTACCAGGACTACAGATGAATACCAGCCTGGTGTGTTCCCCCTTGAAGACGGATACCGAACAAAGCATTATGGAAGGTACCTGTCTACCTCTAGCGGACTATGCCTGTACCGTGCCAAGCCATTCCAGGAAGGTGCTAGACACCACTGGATCAATAAGAAGACTGGTGAAGGCGATTGCGAAATGGTCGTTGTGTGCCAAGACTTCCGTGCCCGTGGCTACGAAAACATCTTTATTAACTACAGAGCAAAAGCATATCATTAAAGAGCAGTTTTAAGTCATGCTCAGGACTGCGATCTACTTACTAATACTTATTGTTAGCACTGTGATCGATGATTTCGATGCGTTTTGGCTTTTGTTCTTCTGGAATATTACGTTTAATGAAAATGCGTAGGATTCCATCCTTTAGAGATGTCTTCTCTACCTCCATATATTCACCAAGTGCAAACTTACGAGTAAACTTGCGTGTGGCAATACCCTTGTAGAGATACTCTGGTTCAGCAGCTGGTGATTCTGAAATCTCTCCAGCCACAATCAGATTTCCATCATCTATGGTTACGGACAGATCGTCAATCGAGAAGCCAGCAACTGCAAGCATCAGATCATATTCGTCATCCGTATACTTTACCACATTGTATGGTGGATATGAGATAGAAGAGTTTGTCTTCTGTAGTGTATTGAGCCTATCGAATTCCCGACTAAACCCAATGAGGAATGGATCGTTAAATACGTCCATCATTGTTTTGTATGTTTTTACCATATTATCACTCCTTTTAAGCGAGTTATTTGTATTACCCCTCCGAAGAGCAGGCAATTCTATGATACCACATCGTCATCTGGCAAGAAGCTGATTAACTTTTTATATGCATCATTAATTATTTTTGCATCATCAGTACTGAGAGCTATATCGTAGGCGAGTAGTGCTTGCTGCACATCCTCAATATACTCAAAAGCCCACTCACGAGATTCAGATACAAAGCGTAGAAAGCCTTCTGTATTCTCAATCTTGTCAGAGTCACGTGCACCTTCTAGTTGATCGATGCGTGCTGTTAGTGCTGCTTTTTCAATTACTTCTGCTGCAAGCTGATTTCTAATGCTTTTATTATTAATCAGAGACCTGGAGTAGCCAAATGCGACTAGGCAAAACAATAGTGTATATACGATAAAGCCAATCAGAGAAAGCAATTCTGTATTCATTTACAAACCTTCTTCGCCATCTCTTACAAGCATTACGATTGCACCATTGTCTTCTAGTGCCTTCTTGACTCGAACCATATACTCAACAGCATCACGCTTATCTTCGTCAAGCAAGTTAAAGAATTGCTTTGCACTTGCCTTTACTGTCAGGAAATGCTCGTTGTCAACAATCTGAACGCCAAAGTTTTTAGGTGGCGTAACAGAGTAGAAGGCTCTCTTCATTTCATCTGTGTACATTACTTATCTCTTTTCCAGTGTAAATAGGATCTAACATATACCGTGGCATATGCTATGGCAGAAAATATGAAACCATATTGTTCTGTTGCAATGGCATAAACAAACCATATGCATTCGTTAGCTAATAGAATTAGCCAACCCCAAATAGTCTTTTGACCAACAAAGAATATTCCAGCTACACCAATTGCAGCTAATACCCATGACCACATTTCCATAATTAATTATCCATCGTTAGATATTGCCAGGTTTGAGACCAATCCTCTTTAGACCTGTGCTTATTGAATTCCCTGGAAATTTTTCCATTCTCAATATACACACCTCCCCAGACTCCCCATTCTTTCTGAGAGACACCAACAGCAAAACATTGCTTTACCATTGGGCAGTCAGAACATAGCTTGTCAATGGCAGGCCTGAGTTCAAGATTATCTTCATACTTATCAAAGAATAAGTTAGTGTCATAGTCCCTGCAAGATCCTAGATCTTTCCACTCATGCTTGTCCATGTTACCTCACAAGCTTTAATGGGATATTCCATCCATTCTCGACAGGCTCGTAACGGTTCTGTACATGCCATTGTGAATTTCTAAATACACCGTTGGTCTTTGACCATGCGGTTGGGTCCTGCTTTGTGTGGAGAACTGTCCAACCATCCCAGCTGAGGGACTTGTTGTTTGCGACAATCTCTTCCATTTGATTAAGTGATGTGATTTGCATCTTTCTCAACCTTCTGTGTATATTACTTTTTTGATTTGCATTGTTTGTATTACTACCTCGCAGTGTTTGCAAGGTCTGCTGTTCCTATCGCTACCCTGACGATTTAGTCTGGCAACATAAAGAACTGCACCACGTACATTCCAGTTAGCATCTTTCATCGCCTCTATTTCAGCATGACGACTACAATGCGTTTTGATATGTTCTGGTGACACCTGTGTCGGATGATTCTTATCCTTGTTGTAGCCAGTACCAAGGACACGCCCTGACTTAACCACAACTGCTCCGTGCTTCTGTCTAGCAGCAGATTTCTTAGAAAGATATCTTGCTACTGAAAGAAAGGCCTCTTCGCTTTTGCTAAGCATACCGATAGATTCCTACATCAAGATCTAAGTCTTCTGCCTTAGCCACCAGGGGTGACACGGTCTCTTTGGGAAGACTGAAATACATGAAGTGATCCACTACCTGCATATTCTTATCAAACCAAGCAACGGGAACCTTAACAATCTTTGCATGAATGCCACGGGCCTTCAGGCTACGCTCAGATACGTTTGTAAATTCCATACCCATAGAGTTTAACCTTGCTGGTCCTGCAGACATAATGGTGAACTGCTCGTCTCCTTCTGACATGCTAGATAGAGCTGTTCCCATAGCACGAAGAAAGACATTGTAGTCTGAGAAGTTCTTACTACCCTGAATTCCTATAATCATTAAAGTTGCCCTTCGTTAAAGTTTCAATGATATTAATCATCTTATCTAATTGTACCTTGTCCATAGCCATTGTGTCAACTGGCTTAGCTGTTGCCTTGTCCACATTGCCATCCACAAGGCTTGCACTATAGAATGTGTTCTCTTTAATCCAGTAAGCCATTTCATCTACCACCAAAATTTTGGTAAAGATCTTGTCGTAGTGCTTACTACTTTGGCTTGGGGCTAGCTGCCTGATTAGGCTGTCTGGAATAAAAGGTCTGATAAGCTCATATACATTTGATTGACTATAAACAATATCTATTTTATTTTTATTCTCAATGTCTCGCACAATAAACTTCCTGGTTACAACTATTGCAACTAGGGTAATTATTGCACCAACAAAAAACTCCATCAGTTAATTATACTACTCTTCAGAAAAGTATTCAATAATGTTTTGCATAATAAGCTGCTGGTGATCGGTTAGCTTACTTAGCTCTGTCAAGTCCCTAGACTTTTCAGTTAGGGTTACTACGGGGTCATCGTCTGCCATTGTAATATCTACAAAACCTTTTTCCCAAAGAACAAGGAAGTGACTATAGATTCCAGCCTCAATAGTTTGAGCAAGTTCTGGATAAAGGTCTGGCATCTTTTTGGTAAAGCTATAGGTAAGCTCACCGTTATCATCAATACCAGCTACCTCTGCAGCACCTGCCAGAATCATTTCTTCAAGCATGTCATTGTGTCTAGACATTAGTCCCCCTTAAGGCGGTTCTCGCCTTGCATTGACCAGCGTTCGTCAATGATCTCAAACGCAAACTTCTTCATGGCCTCAGAGTCTTCTGCCTTATTGTAGTGGTGTCCACAAAAGAGTAGCTCTCCAGATACCCCAGAAACCTTTACAAGAGCTGCAGCACCACACGCTTTTGCATCGCAACGATCATTAAGCGTTAGTACCCGTGTCTTTACTTCTTCTACAATTTCTGGTTCAATCACAGTTGTCAAAACAACCCCTTACTTGTCTGTGGAATAAAAGCCGCTGCCCTTAAAGGCAACTCCTACTTTAGAGTATACACGCTTTATATCTGAATTGCAAGACTTACATGCAGGAAGATCTTTATCACGATCATCTGCTGATTTAACTAATGTTAATTTTGTATCACATTCGATACATTTGTATTCATAGATTGGCATAAAGCCTCCTTTTCGGCCCCCAGTGAATTCCGAGATCACAACCTCCTGTTTACAAGACAGGTGCTCTACCGTTGAGCTATAGGGGCAAGAGTAGGGGTATCGCTTTCCCTACGAGCGACCGACTGTCGGCAGGTAAGCTGATCATTCTTACCTATTGCGACCCTAACCAGACTTGAACTGGCGACCTTCTACGTGACAGGCAGACGCTCTAACCAACTGAGCTATAGGGCCAAGTGCCATTCGTGGGACAGGATTAAGCCTATGCGAAACACCCAATGGCTGTACAACCTAGCATACCCCCTTAGTGGACTCGCCCTGAACGGCTATCCGAATGGAAGCAGCAACGATAGTTTCGGTTGCATCATTTTCTCTAGGTATTGTTCAGAGACCTAGAGTAAACTTATACGCTATTTAGTTATTCGCTGCCCCACCTGGATTCGAACCAGGAACCTTGAAGTTAACAGCTTCCTGCTCTGCCGTTGAGCTATGGAGCAATATACCACCACCAGTGAATATCGTTGAGTGATGCTAGGTGATGATACTATTCAATTATACTCACAGTCTTAGCTGTTTGTCAAGCTAGTTGTAAGTTTTTCTTTCCCAAAATTGATTGCGATAAGACTTATCTGCAATAGAATAAAGATCAAACATTTGCTTGGTTCTTTTATTGTCGTCATATTTTACAATCTCTGACTTCCAGTTATCCCTCTTAAACGGAATTGCTTGACAGATTGGTGTACCTTTTTTAATCAGAACATGGTCCTTGCCTGGATCTGAGATTAGCTGAAAAGGAAAGTCTGTTTGCATACTAAACTTATCAGTCTCAACAATACCCGAGAATGTTCTAAATGGTAGGTCATGTCGATTAAACGGATGCGTGAATAGAGTGCTATACCCCTTTGGAGTATTCATCTTCCATCCAGCAACCCACTTCCAAGAAGTGTATGACCTTTCATCTGGACGAGGCAAACCTATAGATTGATAATGCCCCTGCCCAGAGACTAGTGGGAAGTCCACAAGCCACCTAGGAACAAACTCGTGCCCGTCAAAGTGGAACTCAACGTCTGCTGCAAGCTGGAAAATGTAGCCCCCAGTCAACGTATCCAGAAGAGGATTACACCCCTTCATGGTTGCTGTAGTGCCTCCTGCATGTGTCCTGGATATCTTGTTTCCGTTATATCCTTCTTCATGCGTGGGTGCATTCTTAAACCACTCTGGCAAAAAGTTAGATGCCTTTTGTGGTGCAGGAATGACTAGCTCTGCCATTTGTGAAAATGGAGTTAGTGTTATCTTCACTAGACCCCCTACTGAATAATCTTAAATACAGGGCAGCAGGGGTCCCCACCGTCTTCCCACTCTTGCATTTCTTCATCAGTCATATACGGATCACCGTCATGAGTGTTGCAGAAAGGCGGAGTGATCCAACCCTTTGTTGTACCGATTTCGACCCATTCGTCGAAGTCAATTTCTTTAGCCATTAGAAATCCCAATCATCGTCGGTTGTTGCTTCGTGCTTTCCAATTACATACGAGGAGCCAGACCCACTAAAGAAGTCGTGGTTCTCGTCTGAGTTTGGTGACAAGGCAGAAAGAATAGCAGGGTTTACGTTACACGTTTCCTTTGGAAAGAGTGCATCAAAACCAAGATTCATTAGAGCCTTGTTACCGTTATAACGCAAGAATGCTTTGACATCCTCTGTTAATCCCATGCCATCATATAGGTCAGCAGTATACTTAATCTCGTTATCATAGAGATCCATGAGGAGTGAGTATGCATAGTCGTGCAGCTCTTCCTTACGTGCCTCGGATGATTCGTTGTATGCCTGCTGGAACTTATATCCAATGTAGTATCCATGTACCGCCTCGTCACGAATGATAAGACGAATAAGGTCTGCAGTGTTGGTTAGCTTAGCACGAGAAGACCAATACATAGGAAGGTAGAATCCTGAATAAAAAAGAAATGATTCAAGTAGTGTTGATGCAATCTTCTTTTTCTCAGCATCGTCGCCGTGGTAATTGGCAAGTACGATCTCCGCCTTCTTCTGTAGGTACGGGTTGTCCTCCGACCATCGGAAGGCTTCTTCAATGTCTGTTGTTGAACAGAGTGTTGAAAATACGCTAGAGTAACTTTTAGCGTGAACAGATTCCATAAAAGCAATATTAGTAATAACCGCTTCTTCATGTTGTGTACGACTATCTCCAATAATACTCATTGACCCTACAGTACCCTGCAAAGTATCTAGCATGGTAAGTCCTGTAAAGACGTGCATAGTTAGCTGCTGTTCGTCTGGGTGCAGCGTTGCCCAGGACTGTACGTCGTTAGCTAGAGGCACCTTTTCGGGTAGCCAGAAGTTAGCAGTCAGTCTATTCCAGACCTCTAAGTCAATAGGGTCTTCGATTTTGTTCCAGTTAATAGGTCTAGTAATCATAGTATCTCCAATTATAACATGCAGCTTACGCAGTTGTCAATCTCGGTACCCTCCAATGCTAGCTGTCGAATACGAATGTAATAGATAGTTTTAATACCCTTCTTCCATGCGTAGATCTGTGCACGGTTTACATCACGAGTAGTGGCAGTGTCCTTGAAGAACAGTGTCAGAGATAGTCCCTGGTCCACGTGCTGTGTAGCAGCTGCGTAGACATCAATGATTGCCTCTGGCCCAATCTCGTATGCATCCTTAAAGTACTCCATGTTGTCCTGAGTCATGTGTGGAGCAGGGTAGTAGACACGTCCAAGCTTTCCTTCCTTACGAATCTCAATCTGAGAAGCGATAGGGTGGATAGAGCTTGTAGAGTTATTGATATAAGAGATAGAGCCTGTAGGAGGTACAGCCTGTAGGTTCTGGTTGTACAAACCATGCTTCTTAATAAACTTAGCAAGGTTCTCCCAGTCTGCCTGTGTAGGTAGCTTGAAGCCCTTTTCGTCAAAGAGCTGTGCTACACGCCTAGTTGCAGGCTTCCATTCCTGATTAACGTACTTATCAAAGAACTCACCAGTAGCATACTTAGAGTTTTCAAAGTTGTCAAAGGTCTCACCAGTCTCCTTAGCCATCTGTGCAGACGACTGTAGAGCGTGGTATAGAATCTTGTAGAAGTACATGTTTGTAAAGTCAATAGACTCTTCGCTACCGTAGTGAATCTTCTCTCTACCAAGGTAGCCATGTAGGTTCATCTGGCCTAGCCCAATGGCTCTGCTCTTCTTGTTACCCTCGGCAATTGACATAACAGAATCAATGTAGCTCATATCTGCAACAGATGTTAGTGCACGGATTGCGACATCAACAGTCTTGGCAAAGTCTGGAGAGTCCATGACCTGTGCAATGTTTAATGATCCTAGGTTACATGAGATATCCTTACCAATAGTCTTGTAGCTAAGGTCAGCGTTGTACTCAGAGGCTGAGGATACCTGCAGAATCTCAGAGCATAGGTTGGACATACTAATACGTCCCTCTACTGGGTTTGCATCATTAACAGTATCTTCATACATTACATATGGGTAACCAGATTCAAACTGCAGCTCTGCGATACGCTCAAATAGTACACGAGCCTTGATCTTAGACTTCTTAATCTCTGGGTTGTCCACCATCTCCTGGTACTTCTCCGTGACAGAAATCTCAGTCATAGGTACTCCATAGATACGCTCAACGTCATATGGGGAGAACAGGTACATGTCCTCGTTGTTACGAGCAAGCTCAAGAGTAACGTCTGGAATAACCACACCAATACTGAGAGTCTTAATACGCATCTTCTCGTCAGCGTTCTCACGCTTAGTGTCGAGGAAGCTAAGGATGTCTGGGTGGTGTGCGTTAAGATAAACAGCACCTGCACCCTGACGTGCACCGAGTTGGTTTGCGTAGGAGAAAGAGTCTTCTAGCAACTTCATAACGGGGATGACACCAGATGACTGGTTCTCAATCTTCTTGATCGGTGCACCTGCCTCACGCAAGTTTGTCAGGTTAAGGGCAACACCCCCACCACGTTTAGACAGCTGGAGTGAGGAGTTGATCGCACGAGCAATTGATTCCATGTTGTCCTCAATACGGAGAAGGAAGCAAGATACGAACTCGCCTCGCTGCATTTTACCTGCATTAAGGAACGTTGGAGTAGCTGGCTGAAACCGACCAGAGATGATCTCGTCAACCATAGACTTGGCAAGCTTCTTATCTCCACGAGCAAGCATGAGTGCGTTCATGCACACACGGTCTTCAAATCGTTCTAGGTAGCGGTTACCGTCAAATGTCTTTAGTGCGTAAGAGGTATAGAACTTGTATGCACCCAGGAAGGTATCGAATCGGAACTTGACTGCGTATGCCTGCTTAAACAAAGACTTGATAAAATCAAAGTCGTACTGGTCTAGAACAGTCTTGTCATAGTATTCATTCTCAACAAGATAATCAATCTTCTCTTCAAGGCTGTGGAAGAATACGGTGTTCTGATTCACGTGGTCAAGAAAATAAGCTTTAGCAGCCTCCTTGTCCTTGTCGAACTGGATCTCTCCGTTTGGGCCATATAGATTCAACATGGCGTTTAGTTCATGGTAGCTGTAATTGCTCATTTAGTTTCCTCAACCTTTCCTGTACTAGTTGTACGTCTTCTGGAGTACCCAGAAGTTCTATTTTTGCTAAAAGTGGCACACCTGTTTTTGCAACAATTAGTTCTGCTGCTTTGCAGTAGTGCTCACCAAAGTTTGTATTTCCAAAACCTACAACGCCACGCATAAGATCTCTGTTTGTTTGAACATTCAGGAACTTTGCTACTGGCCTTGGCACTGCGTATTCACCTTCGCCTCCTCCGTAAGTGGGTACAAAAAGTACATACTCTTTGGTGGCTAATGGTAATTCTGATACTGAGTAGATACTTTCGTACCCCAGCTTTTCAACAAAACGCTTAGTGTTGCCAGACCTGTTGGAGTAGTAAACTACATCTAACATCTCTCTCCTAAATTAGATCGAAGCGGCCAAGGTATTCCTTGACATCGTCTGGCATCGGCTTAGGTTTTAATTCTATCACATTATCTTGAGGATTCAAAGTTATCTGTTTAGATTTATCCCTAAATGTATGGATTTCCACCTGCTGGTTTATATTCTTTGGGGTGTGAGAGATAGCACCAAAGATGGCACCACACACAGCATCCGCAAGGTCTTTAGATTTCTTGCGAGGGTGGTCTACTCGGTTCTGCTTCATAATCTTAAGCTCTGTTAGCTCTTCAAACAAAAGATCAATCATAGGCATAGCCAGTCGCTCTTCGTAGACAAGCATAGCCATGTCTTCGTAATGTTTCTTGGCAACAGAAACAGTCTCAGTTCTCATACCCACCTGCTTCAGTTCATTCTGGATATCGAATGATTGCCAACGGTCAAAGCTGACCATGCCTATGTTGAAACCTTGTCGCCTTAAGTTTTGAATCCACTGCTTAACCTCGGAAAGGTTTACAGGACCTTCAATCTTTGGCTCCCACCACACAACTGCATCTACTACTACGATAGGTGCTACTTGCTGGTAGTCTTTAACTACCTGGATATTTACCCATTTCTCTACGTGAGCAATTGCTACCGCACACTTATCGTGAAGCTGTGCAAGGTCAGCATGAACGTAGTAAGTCTTCTCTGGATCTGGCACAAACGTTTCATCAAATGATTTGTTGCTGTCGATAGGGTTGCGAAGAGTCATACAAGACTTAACCTTGTCTACCTGCTTAAAGAATGCGTCAGAGCTATAGGTAGGTACACAGGCAAAACGCTGCATGGCATCACCCAGGTCTGTGTAGAAGGCAAGCTTAAAGTCGTCAATCTTACGGGTAGGGTTAACTACCCAGGTAGGACGCTTGATTGCAAACATGCCTGGATACTTATAGTTAAGGATAACGTCTTCATCCCACGTAATCTCCAGACTATTGCCCTCCATGTCTTCTGGAAGCTCGTCATTCATAATAAACTTATGAGTCTTAGTGATTACTTCTTTGTCTAGAATTACATCGTCATACCGCTGCGAAATGAAGTCACCAGGGTAACGTGGGAATGATAGGAGAGCTACCTTGCCTAGGTCTGGGAAACGTGAGTCTACAGATGCACGGAAGGCTTTGTAGATGTTGTCAGCAGTCTTGCCCTGCTCATTACCAGTACCAACCTCAGAGGCAAAACCAGAGATCTCGTCAAGAACCGCCATGAGGAGGTTCAGACCCTCGTGGGACTCTCGTTCAGAGTGACCAGAGTAAACGGTGATGGCATGATCGAACTCGATGGAGTCTGCCTTAGAATAGAACTTTCCAGCAAACCATGGAGATTTCTCAATCTTAGTCTTAAAGCCTTTGAAGAACACGTTCTTTGCCTGTTGTGCGTTAATAGCCACGTTAATAATATCGATAGCATCGCCAGATGGTTTTCCGTAGTAACGAGCTGGGTCCTTAAGGCATAGGAGTTTGTACACTACATATGCACACGCTACGGTAGACACGAAGTCCTTACCGCTACCCTTGCCAAGCTGAAGAATCAGTTCATTCTTGGTGTACTTCTTGTAGTATGCTGCACCCTCAGCTGTCCCCATAAGCTCCTGGAGGTCCTCTAGCTTATAGATCTGACTCATTGCTTGCACAATGTCATACTGAATATCAGAGAGCTGTGGCTGTCCTAGGTAGGCTTCGCCCTCTACAAATGTCTTCACATCTACTGGTGTTTCAGCAAAGTGGTTATCTTTGAGTGCCTCTAAAAAATCATCAAACATCGTGTACTACCGTAATGGTCTCATTCTTTCTAGATGCCTCAGATAGACGACGCATAATCTTGTCACGAACCTCTGGGTGCTCAGCAGCAATGTCTTTAAGAATGTTCATCAGGATATCCTGTCGGTTCTCAATCTCAATCATTTCTTCTGCAAGCTCTTTGTTTTCCAGAAGGCCAGCTTTCTGTAGCATGTCAATGCGACGTGACTCAATATCAAGTACAAGCTTGATAGCAGTAGTCTTAGCACCAAGATTAGCCTGAGTAGTGGCGTCATCAATTACCTCGTATGTTTGACTAATCAATTTATTATAGTGTGTATCTGCAGCTACCAGTGCCTCACGTGCACGTTCACGGATAGCAGCATTGTTAGATGCCATAACTTTCCACTCTTCCAGGTAGGCTACTACCTTCTGTCGTGGGAGCGATAGCTCTTTAGAAATCTTTGTAGGATCGTTGCCCTCTAGGTACTTGGAAACGATCTTGTTCATCTGGTCTAGATGTTCAACTAGTGCTGGTTCTGACACGCTTGCTCCTCTTCTTTGGAATACGCTTGATACGGTCTACTGGGAATGCTCGCATTACCCCAGCTTTGCCACGGAACATCTCAAAACATTCTACGTAGACTTTACCGTTTTCTGTATTAGTAACTAGGTGGTCAAACTTAAACATAAGACCCCACTCACCAATACCAAAACTGTTCTTGCCCTTAATTTTAAACATGTCTCCACGCTCAATAACGTTGCCATCCTCAAGGGTAACAGAGTCTTCTCGCACGTACTTGCGTGCAATCTCTGGAATTATAAACTTTTTAGGACGTGCCATTACATGTTCTCCAAACGGTTAATTTCATCACTAATATAAAAGATAGCCTTCTTAAGGTCTTCAATGGTCTTCTGCTCGTCTTTGAGACCAGCACGCCATAGGTATTTGATGGCATTACCAATGTTAAAGTTACGGTGACGAGTAATCTCAATAGCCTCTACACCAGAAGGATCCGATGTGTAGTGCTTTGGATGATTGACCATGTCCTGGCCACGGTCGTGTAGTCCACGCAGAATGTCCTGCTCTTCACGCTTGGCCAGTGCCTCTTCTAGTTTTCTGTTACTCACCGTTTACTTTTCCTTAATCCGTGTTTTGCCAAATAGACATAAATGGTTTCTACAGAAGCTCCGCATTCCTTAGCAATTTCTTCTGGAGTTTTCTTGTCCATTAAATAACGCTTGGTCAGCCAAGCCTTGTTAGTATATAGTTTAGCAGCCATAGCTCTCCTTGTCAACCCAATTTTTCCCAGTTAAAGATAGCGTAGTGTCCAATACCAACAGCATCAGCAACATCGTTATCGCTAATGTTCTTTTTGTATCGATCACTAACAAACTTAATTGTTCTTTGTTTACGGAACTCTCGCTCCTTGTTTTTATACCAAGCATCAGATCTTCCAGGAAACTCATTACGAATAAGCTGTTTCTCTGGTGTAGTAAGTCTACCATTCTTAATAAAGGTTTGCCATGCAATTGGGTTGGTGGACTTAATTGTCTCTACCCCTGCTAAAGACATCGCTCCTAGAATAGCACCCTGAACCAGGGCTAGATCAGCAGCGGTCTTAGGGCTATTCATAAATACGGTGTGCTCGATAACTACCGTGTCTATGTCTTTGTAGTAATTAAAGAAATCACGAACTACCTGAGAGGCCTGCTGTACCTTTTCATAGTTAGTCTTACCTGCCCAAGATATCTTTCCATAACTAGTTAAGTTATCATCAGACCAGATAGCGAAGGCAATGCTAGTGCTGTTTGCATCAATTGAAACAAACTTACTTATCTTTTCCATTAGCAAGGCCTTTCATCTCTCTAAGAGTTCTAGAAACATCTTTTGGATTAACTACACAAGAAGAGCACAGTAGGTCATCATTATAAACAGATAGCGGTTTGTTGCAGCTCTTACAAAGCTTTGGCTTTGACATCATCTTATTGCGTCTTGCAATTGCGTATCTTTGCGTGATCTTCTCTTTAGTTGCAGAATCTCTGCACTGCTCAGAGCAATAAATTTGATAGCTTACTTTTGGATCAAAAGCTGCATCACACCATTGACATGTTTTCATCGATAGGCTCCAGGCGATTTATTCTTACATCTCCCGAACCTGCATCTGCACAGACCTTGCTCAAAGGACAGTTCTTACAGATTTTCGAATTTGAGCGATAAGTCTTTTCTGGTAGGGTTCTGTCGACCCATGCCTTACGGACTGTTCGCATCCATTCGAATGCATCATTTACCCACTTAATGTAATAGTCATTAATTTCTACTGGAAGCACAAGTAGTTCGTGGTTGTTCTTATTCTCATAGATAAGAACAGCCTTACGCTTCTGTAGAATCTTCATGTAAATAAGTAGCTGGATCAAGTGTCCAGGCTTTGGCTTACGATTCATCTTGCGATACTCGAAGCCCTCATTCATCATAGTCTTAATTTCACCGAGAAGTTCTTCGCCTTCCCAGTCAAGAATGACGTCACCGTATCCAAAGATGGGTGGGTCATTGTTGATAATCTTAAACTCTGCATCCTTGAGGATTCCAGCATCAGCCATAGCTGCCTGGATTCTATTGTGAGACAGAGTACCATTAGTCATATTGGCACCTGCAAATGCATCTGCGTTGTCCTCGAATGTACCCCCGTCAAATGCAAGGTACCAGTAACGAGCACATTCTCCGTGTCCATAGGCAATAGTAGAAGGAGCAAATGTCTTCTTCTGCTGGTGCTTTGGTCCACGCTTTGCAATGTAACCGTGCTGGATAGCCTCAACAAGACCCTCAGTGCTAAAAGCTTCTGTGATCTTCTTGTCTACTGGCTTTTCCATTACCTGTGTTAGTAAATTTTTCATAGTCATACCTTAGCGAGTAATATACTTAAGTGCCGAAACCAAATTGTTTACAGATTCTGCAGCAGTATAGTAGATATTCTTCTTCGCTCTGTCTCCCTTGTCTACGTTGGTAAGCCAAGTTGCCTTGAACGACATCTTGGCAGCAATTGCTTGTAGTCGAACAATCTCGACTGTAGCAACTTGCAGAGGAATATCTGGTTTAATTATTAGCTTAGCGATCATAGTAAGTGCAGAAGTGAGTTCTTCATCCTCCATATAATCTGCAATTTCACTTAAACCGTTAATCATTTCTAGTGTTGATTTGTTTTCTACTGTTGTTTCCATTACCTTAGTATACCACTTTCGACTAGATACCGCTAGTTTTGCTTGTAAGATTACTCTTGCTTGACTTAACCCACTTGCCACAATCGTTGCACTGGAACTTGTCGTAGGAGCCTGTAGTGCCTACGTAGACACCTTCTGGACGTAGATTCTGAGAGCCACAGTTGGGGCAAGCATCATCAATGTTCTCGTACATACCAACAGTTGGGTGAGAATTGATCCAGGGAAGAAGCTTCTCGTACAGATCAATAAGTAGATTAACATCCTGAATCTGGTACTTCTTCATCTCTGCCCATGCTTTGTTATTGCCAGCCATGCACTTAATCCAAAGATCGAACCCTGAGTGCTCAACCTTTGCACCAACACCTAGGCGTTGTGCTACATAATCAAGCTTGTTGGATGGGAACTTGAACTGTGACTTGACAACAGTCATGAGGTCAATGTCCTTGGTGGGTGAGTGAGGAAGCATTCCTGCCTCCAAGAATTCACGCTTAAGGTGCTTTACGTCAAATGCTGCAGAGTTCCACCCTACAACAGCATCAGCTTCGTCCATAAGTCTGTGAATCTCATTAAGCATCTCCTGCTTGCCGTCATGATGTACTGACTTGAAGATAACTTTCTTCTGACCGTACCAACGTGCACCAAAGCACATGACCTCCGTAGAGGCTAGGATCTGCTTTAGCGAGATGTTTTGGTCCCACAAACCCCAGGTATGTGCTGTCATAGGTGTTGTTTCTAGGTCTAGAAATAGTATTTTCATTATTTTGTATCCTCAACTAATTGTTCTAACATTGATAACTCTACCACTGCTAGTCTTGTTTTGTATGCACCCTCACCGATTACCACGATAATGGCTGGGTCTGCATTGTTTTTTATTGCATCGGTACAGGCCTTAGCCCAAACCTCTTTATTCAAAGTAAAAGACTTTCCTACTTCTTTGAAGTCAACACAAAAGTTTTCCCAAGTAGCATCACCCTTTTGAGTGTTGCGACCAGAGTTCTTGTGCTGCTTGGCACCAATACGCTTAGACTCACTCTTCTCGCTCATAGTCTGCCCTCGACTTTCTAGTCTCAAGACTTACCTCTGAAACGTGTCTATCTGGACACATCCAGGTTAGAGTCTTATCTCTTAGGTAATGTCTAATAGTTTTAACTTCTACACGACAAACATGGCATGGGAATGATCCTGCATGTACTACATACTTAGCCATTTAATTGTTCCTCAATAGACTTGCGGAAGTCTTCATTCTCTTTAACATAGTTAATGAATGCTTCTCTACCCTGGACTTTTTTGTCCTCAGAAACGATGTACCATGCCCCTGTGCGGTTTACAATACCTGCTAGCTCTGCGGTGTCAACTAGGTCTCCAACGCCGTCTACGCCGATCTGAGGGCCTTTGAAGTAGAAGTCATAGCTGCCAGACTGGAAACCTGCAGAGGTCTTAGAGAACTGTAAATCCCAGTTAATCTTGCGACCAATCTTCTCTTCGATAAGCTTGTCTCCTACAGGAATCTTGCCCTTAATCGCCTGGTTATCGGACTCAGACGAGAACAGTTTGATAACTGTTGACGAGTAGAACTTTGTTGCTTGTCCACCAGTGGGCTGCTGTGAGGTATACATAGCAGAGATATTGTTTCGTGACTGAGAAATCAGCA